CACCATACCGCTCCCGGCAGTTCTCCGAATCTTTCACAGATCCACTCATACCACCACAGGATCAGACAATCCACCGTCCCCACAATACCAAGTCCCGGAATCAACGATAGGATTCCTCCCGCCACTACCGCACTCATAAATGGCAGCACCAACAGATTCAACAACACCGAGTAGACCGGGATCTCATAGAAAAACCATAACTGTACGGGCAGGGTAAACAGGATAACTCCCACACTGGCAGCAAAGCCTCCTTTGACCGCAGACATCATACGGCGAATTCCTTCATACGCCACCTTGCGCCAGCCTTCCCGGTACTTGTTTCTCTCATAAGCGGAATCCCCCAGAATATCTGCCACAGTACGAAGCCATGTCGTTATCCCTTTGACTTCTGACTCCGCATCTGCATCCCTTTCCCAACAGCCCCCGGAAAACACCGGCGTCAGAATGCAGATCCCCAGCACCGCACCGAAGGACATTAAAAAACTCACATCAAAAAGCCGCTCCGGCTCCTGTAAGACGAGTAATAGTGCCATCAGACCCAGGCCTGTCAGCATGTCATAAGTCCTGCCCACAAATATCCCGAGCATCTGCAACAGATACATTCCGATAGCGCGGCTGGCAGAGACACTCATGCCCACCATCACACCATACATAAGAAGCAGCATTGCACCACCCACAGCTGCCGCCCTGACAGGTAACCCCAGTCTCTTAAGTAACCGGTATACCCCCATTCCAAGCAAAGTAATATGTAATCCCGTCTGAGGTTTTTTCCTGTCCAATATAGATGGCATAACTTCTTATTATAAAGGGATAGTCAGCATATAACGCTAAGGGGGATAGCCCACTAGGGGATATACCCCCTTTGAACACCCCAGATTTGCCTATTCTTGAGATTTGTATAATCACGCAAAACCATTTTTGCGGTTCTCTGTTATACGCATCGTATAACACCACTATATTTGTAACAAAAAATAGCGTGACTGTCAAACCGTAGCCACACTATTTTTTGTGTTCCGTCTTACTGCTGATTCTGTTTTTCAGTAAAGAATGCCCCATAATTAAACATCTTCATGCTCTGGTATCTGCCCATGTCCAGCAGATTGTTTATTATGATTTCCACGTCCCTGTCCTCGCCGGACTGCTCATGCAGTCTCTGGCATATCCTTCCATAGGCTGCAAGCATTTCACTGTAGAGTTTTTCACAGTATCTGCCTTCTTCAAATTCATTCTCTACCACACTGCTTTCCTCACAATCAAATTTATCCAGATCATAATGTCCGTTCATCAGATCATAGATCATTGTTTTGAATTCCTCATCCTGTACTCTCATATACATCCTCATCACTTTCCGTGGTCACCGGAATGCATAGAAAAAGGGAAGCCAGTCTTGTCAGATACAATCAAACTGCTTCCCCTTACTTCTTCAGCGTCCTTACGAAGTTCATCAGTATTCTGCGTTCATCCGCATTTAAGTCATCCCATATCTCCAATAATTCACCTTGCTCATCCGTCAGGTCAGGCCGCATACCATCTCCGGCAAAGAACTGTGCGATTGAAATTCCGAATGCATCACAGATCCTTTCCAGGGTCGGTACTGTAGGTATGCTCTTCTTATTCATTATATTTGCCAACGCTGTCTGCGACATATCCGTGAGCTGTGCAAGTCTGTATTTGGAGACTTTATGCTTACTGCATAATTCTTTTACCCTCTTTGGTATGTACTCCTCTGTACGCAAGTAAATTACACCTCTCTTCTATCTGTACGATATACATATTGTAACCGTTAAGCAGAAGAATTATTAGAACCATATCTCTTTCGTAATTTACTCTAGTGCAATGGAGTATCTGGGTAAAAAAATATGAACGGCAGGTTTATGCAGTTCAGTTTTGTATCATGACAGAACCTTGATTTTCCTTGTTTCCATCATTCTTATATCGTCTTGTTTCAGTTATAAGCATACCATCTGCATCAGTATCCTTCAATAAAAATCGTTCGACATATTTCGCACTTTCCCATCCCCCTGTTTTTCTTTTACTCCATTACGCTTCATTAAATTACACAACTTTTTTGCACTCATTGATGGATAATTTACCTTGCGTAAGAAAAAGAAAACAGGAGGTACAATCTATGAATCAGACGCAGACATCTGTCAACCACAGGCAGATAGGATACCGTATCAAGGAAGTAAGGGAACTGAATCATATTTCACAGGCACAGCTTGCAGAAATGACCGACCTTTCCGTCTCCTACATAAGCCACATTGAAAATGCAAAAAGGAAAGCAAGCCTGGAATCCATCATCCGTATCGTGAATGCCCTCGGCATTACCGTGGATGAACTGCTTGCCGGAGTGCAGATGAACAATCCGGCTGCATACCAGACAGACATCGATATGCTCATGGAGGGCTGCTCGGAAAATGAGAAAAGATTCATCTATGAACTTATAAAGGCAAGCCTTGAAACCATGCACAAAAACGGCTGGGAGCTTGCTTCCAGTGACAGGCACAGATAAAGGCACACTATTTTCACACAAATAAATTTTCTTTGAAATAGACTATAGGGATATGGCTGTCCGTATAGTCTATTTTATTTCAGCATGAAAATTTTATAATAAAATCCAGCACAGAAATAAAGGTGGTAAGTCATGAACGAAAACGAGCAGAAAGCCGGCTCAGTTGCCGACCAGAAAAGTAAGATAAGGGAACGTTATAAAGGTATCGACCCGGATGAACTTGACGTGATCCCTGCCCTTCCGCAGGAAGATATATTTGCAGTGGAAAATGAACAGCGTGTTGCCGTATATGCAAGGGTGTCAACGGATGATCCAAGACAGACATCCTCATATGAACTGCAGAAGAACCATTACCATGATGTCATCAGTAAGAGTCCGAACTGGAAACTGGTGCAGATCTATGCGGATGAAGGTATCTCCGGCACTTCACTCCAGCACCGTGACCAGTTCAAGCTGATGATCGAAGACTGCAAAAAAGGTCAGATAGATCTCATCGTGACCAAGAGCGTATCACGTTTTGCCAGGAATGTGGTGGACTGCATCGGCTATGTCAGGGAACTTCTCGCACTCCCCCATCCTGTCGGTGTTTTCTTTGAAACGGAAAGGCTCAACACCTTTGACCCCAAAAGTGAGATGGTGCTTTCCTTCATGGCCACACTTGCACAGGAAGAAAGCCATACCAAGAGCGAAATAATGAATGCATCCATTGAGATGCGTTTCCGCAGGGGGATCTTCCTTACACCGATACTCCTCGGATATGACCATGATGAAGACGGAAACCTCATTATTAATGAAGGGGAAGCAAAGATCGTAAAACTCATATTTATGATGTACTTAAACGGATGCACCTGTCAGGAGATTGCCGATACCCTGACAGAACTCGGCTGCGAGACCAAAAAGGGAAACACCGTATGGTCTCCCGGTTCCATCCTTCAGATACTGCAGAATGAGAGGCACTGCGGTGATGTCCTTGCACATAAGACCTACACTCCGAACTACCTCAACCACAAATCAAAGAAGAATATGCAGAACCGTCCCCAGTACCGGAAGCGCGACCATCACGAAGCCATCATATCAAGGGATGACTTTATTGCGGTCCAGAGGCTGATCAGCAATGCCAAGTATGGGAACAAAGGGATCCTTCCGCAGCTGAAGGTCATTCCGGGAGGTGTCCTGAAAGGATTTGTATCCATCAACCCCAGATGGGCGGGATTTAAGGAAACGGATTACATGAATGCTTCTTCCAGTGTTTATGACGGCACGGAACAGTCCGGCCCGTCTTCCGGTCATGTGGAAGTAAAATCCGGTGAATTTGACCTGCGCGGATATGAGATCGCACGCTCACAGTTTTTTGACAGCACGGACCGTATAACCGTTACCTTCAGCCAGGGAGATATCCGCTTTTCCGCCCCTGCCGTCCGCAAACTTGACAGCACGCTTGTGGAACTGCTCATACATCCAAAGAAACTGGTCTTTGCCGTAAGGAATGCAGGGAAAGACTGCCGGAATGCCATGCAGTGGTCTAAAAAGAAAGACGGCAAAAGCTCTCCCCGTGAGATCAGCGGTACTGCGTTTCTTCCCACGCTCTATTCCCTCCTCGGCTGGAACGATGACTGCCGTTACCGCATCACGGGGGTAAAGCGTGGCAGCGGGAATGATGCCGTACTGCTCTTCAACCTTTCCGAACCGGAGATATTCATCCCCAATGACATGGTCGGTGCACCGGATGCGGATCCGGCCGTAAAACCCTTTACGGACAACCAGCAGAGAAATGTCCGGGCCTATCCGCCTGACTGGGCAGACACATTCGGGAGCAATTATTACAGCCACGCACAGGCAGAGGAACTTGCCGGATTCACCGGACGTAAAGACCCGGATACCTCCCATGCCCCGGTAACATACAATGACACTGATATACAGGTCACCAGTAAAAATGACATCGAAAAGAATATTAAACAGATCATGTCAGATATGAAGGAGAACACAGATGAACATACAGACAAACGATGAAAAGAATACCATTCCCGTGACCGAGGATGATGCTTTCAGCTATGACGGGTATCAGGTCGTCCGTGGCGAGTTCTTTGCCCATACCTATGAACCGTCCTTTACTTTTAATTCCAGCAAGGTATCCGTAAACACCGCCTGCATAAAAAAGCTCCCGGATACGGATTTCGTGCAGATACTTGTAAACCCGGATGAAAAGAAACTGGCGGTGCGTCCATGCCAGGAGGATGAGAAGGATTCCTTCCGGTGGTGTTCCGCAACGGCAAAACGCTCTCCAAGGCAGATCACCTGCCGTATCTTTTTTGCCAAGGTCGTATCGCTTATGGGATGGAATTCATCCTACCGCTATAAACTGCTCGGGAAACTGATACGGTCAGACAATGAACTGCTCTTTGTCTTTGACCTCACCACGCCTGAGATCTTCGTGCGTGAGGAGAAGGAAGACGGAAAGATAAAAGCGTCCCGCACGCCAAGCTATCCGGAAGAATGGCAGAACCAGTTCGGTGTGCCTGTCGAGGAACACCAGAGCAGTTTACAGGTCAACATGTTTGACGGTTATGCGGTGTTCGGCATCTCCGAAAACAATACCGCTGAACCGAAAGAAGAAACAACAGAACATCCAGAAAAGGAGGAACAGCATTATGAACAGAGAAACCTCTTTGAAGCCGGTCCTATGCATTGACTTAAAGAAAAACAGGATACGAATACACAAGCTCACGCTCCATATGCTCGGTGACCCAGAGTATATCCAGCTGCTTGTAAACCCACAGGACAGCATGATTGCCATAAGGAAAAGTGTGCGTAAGGATTACCTTGCCCACCGTGTACGCTACAGTAAAGCCGACAGCCGTTACTGTTACGAATTATACAGTACGGAGCTTTTACAGGCATTACGGCATACGGGCATATATCTGGAAGACAACCACAGCTACCGTATCTACGGTGCACTGAATCCAAAAGAATGCCTTGCCAGCTTTTCCATGAATGAATGCGTGCTTGTAGATGATATGACCCGAACGGAGGAATCAGTATGAACAACAGACCAGTCCCGGAACTTCAGACGGATCCGGAATTTGATGAGCTGATACAGCCAAGGGAAGAAAAGTACCTGGAAGAACTCGAAGAAAACATTTTTGACCACGGATGCCAGGAGCCTGTATGTGTATGGAACGGTATCATACTTGACGGCCGTCTGAGGTATAAAATCTGTACAAAATGGGATATCCATTTCAACATCCGGCGCATGATGTTTGAAAGCCGTGATAAGGCATTCTCTTTTATCTGCCATGAACAACTCAAACGTATAGACCTTACCGGGGAATACAAAAAATACCTGATAGGCAGACTGTTCCGTGCGGACATGAATACCGCCAGTGATGAATTCATGAAAAAACATCCTGACACGGAACTGAATGCAGACGGACAGGTATCACAGAAATATGTCCGTAAGACGGATATTGCCACCATCATAGGCAATGAATTTAATTTTGGTTTTTCCACCGTGACAAAATATGATATTTACGCCCGTGCGGTCGATGACCTGAAACGGAAAAGCCCGGAGATCGCAGAAAAGATATTAAACGGGAAACTCCGTGTATCCCATGAAAATATCATAGAACTCTCCCGTCTTCCCATTGAGGATATCAACGGACTGAAAAGGCTCTTGGACAGCGGGTCTATAGACCGCATCGGATACTCCCAGCTCCGGCACGAACTCAGGTGGCAGAGGCTTCCCACCGGAAAACCGGACTCAAGAAGGATAAAACGGGAAAAGGAAAGTGCCGAAGCCGGAATTAAGCAGATGCCCGCCACTGACCCGGATGCGGAACTCGAAAGCCTTAAATTTACAATACCTTCATGGTCAAAGACCATATCAAGGACCATGGAACTTACAGATTTTCCTTCCACCTCGGTTAATGCAAGGCGTGAAGTGAAGATGCAGCTGTTAAACCTAACACGAAAAATAACCAGACTGCTTTCGCAGCTTGAGGAGGATGATCCAGATGACAGAAGAACAGACAGCCGGACAAACGCCACAGGCCATTGACCTGATGCAGTTCGTCCCAAAAGTACACTTTGAACAGATTCCTATCAGGAATCTCGTATCCAACCAGGAATACCAGCGCAACCTCTCACAGCACCATGTCCAGCGTGCTGCCGCCAACTTTGACCTGTACCAGATAAATCCAGTAAAGGTCAGCCGGAGGAACGGCATCAACTATGTATTCAACGGACAGCACACCATTGAGATCGTTGCCCTCGTTTCAGGATCTAGGGAGACACCCGTGTGGTGCATGGTATACGATGACCTCGGATATGAACATGAAGCAGATATCTTTGCAAACCAGATGAAATATGTAAAGCCCCTGCTGCCTTATGAGATATTCATGGCAAACATAGAGGCCGGCAATGACAAACAGCTCATCATCCGTGACCTGGTGGAATCCTATGACCTTACCATCGCATCCACCACAACACCGGGCGGTATCTGCGCTGTCGCAACCCTGGAAAACATCCACGACAAATACGGCTACCATATGCTCGACCATGTCATCCGTCTCATTGCGGCCACATGGGAAGGGGCATCCCAGTCCTTCAGTGCAAACATGATGAACGGACTGGCACGTTTCCTGAATGCTTACGGTGATGCCATAAAAGATGATGTATTTAAGGAAAAGCTCGGAAGGATATCCATCAAGGAACTCGCCCGCACTGCAAAGGACAGGCGTTCCGGCTCACTCGGATTTGCGGAAGCCATACTGATATACTACAATAAAAAAAGCCGTAATCCGCTTACCTGGGATAAACTTTATACCCATAAACTTCCGCATAAAAAGGACACGGAAGAAGAACCGTCCGACATTCCTGAACCCGGGGATGCGGACGGTGAAAGCAGCCAGATGGAGCTGTTTGGACTTCATGACAGCGGGGTTTCCGAGTGATCTACACGGAAACCTTTACCCTGCTGCCTTCCAGAAAGAAGAATTCATATTTTTTCGCACCAAGCACCGTCACTTCACAGAGGACAAGCTGTGCGATCTCCGGAACGAATCTGGTAAGCGGTTCATTTCTCACGGCTTCCATCATCTGCCCCGCCCTGATCTTTTCAAGCGGTGTCCCGTCCGACTTCATCTGCTGCCATCTTTCCATATGCTTATCCCTGTCCATGACCAGTCTGTTGAATGCTTTTACAAATCCCTTTTCCAGGTCTGCATTATCAACGTAGGCATTCGTGCATGCCACTTTCCCGTCTTTCCTGTGGTTCTTGCACTGCCACTGTACGATTCCCCTTGATCTCCATGAATGTCTCGTGAACAGGCTTTTGCATTCCCCGCAGAACACCTTCTCACAGAACGGCATGCAGTCCGCACCGTAACTGTACCTGTCCGTGCCGTGCGATTCCATGAACTTTTCCCTGCGGTCGAATTCTTCCTGTACTGCATTCCATGTCTGTTTATCTATGATCCCCTTATGGCTGTCCTTTACATAGACCTGTGCGATCTCACCGTTGTTTCTGACCTGTCTCTTGGTAAGAAAGTCTGCAGTATAGGTCTTCTGCAGAAGTGCATCACCCATATGCTTTTCCTGTTTTAAGATCCCTATGACCGTGCTTGGATACCACTTTGTCTGCCCGAGACACCCCGGAACTTTCTCTTCCGTCAGTTCCTTTGCAATCTGTGCCGGATTGATTCCGATAAGGAAATCCCTGTATATCCTTCTCACCGTCTTAGCCTGTTCCTTATTGATGACAAGCTTCCCATTCTCATCCTTATCGTATCCGAGGAACTTGAATGTGTTGAGATGCATCTCACCGTTCTTGAATTTCGTGCGGATGCCCCATTTACAGTTCTCTGAAATATTTCTCGATTCATCCTGTGCAAGGGAGCTTAAGATAGTGAACAGAAGCTCGCCCGTGGAATCCAGTGTGTTGATGTTTTCCTTCTCAAATATGATGCCGATCCCCAAGTTCTTTAATTTTCTGGAATATACCAGGCAGTCCTGCGTGTTCCTTGCAAAACGGCTGATGGATTTTGTTATGACAAGGTCTATCTTACCGTCCTCGCAGTCTGCAATCATCTTTTTGAACTGTTCCCTTTTCTTTGTGTTTGTACCTGAAATGCCTTCATCTGCATAAATGCCGGCCATTTCATAATTCTCATGCTCATTGATATATTTTGTATAATACTCGACCTGTGCCTCAAAACTGTGGAGCTGGTCTTCCTGGTCCGTTGACACACGGCAGTAGGCTGCCACCCTTATCTTCTTTTCCTGTACCGCCTTATGCCCTGTCCGCACCTTTTGGCTTCTTGCTGGTATAACTGTAACGCTTCTTGCCATTCTTATCATCCTTTCTCTGAATATAAATATCTTTTTTGATCTCTCCCCATCCCTTTATGATGGTATCCGGAACCCTTGTTCCATCACAGAAGTCTTTCCCTTTCCGCTTTCTCCCATTGCATACCCATATGACCTTATGGTTTTTGGTGTTTACATGCCTCACGAGTCTGCTTCCGCATGATCCGCAGAAGATCTTCTCCCTGTACGGATACTCTGTTTCAGTATTTTCAGGAATCGGCTCCGGCTCTTTCTTCTTATGCCTTCTTTTCCATGAGGCTTCTTTCAGATAGGTGAATTCCTTTTTCCCCTTATCTGTCTGTTTTTCCCCTATATACATGTTTTCATCGAAATGCCATGCCCAGCGCAAGACTCCGTCCGGAATGTTTATCCCATCACAGAAGGACTTCCCATACCGCTTTGTACCGCTGCATCCCCAGTTCAGCCTGTTGCCGTTACTGTAGATCCTTTTGTAAAGCGGGTGTCCGCATCTGGCACAATAGATTCTGTTCATGTATGGATAATTTTCTTCCGTGAATTCTTCGATCACTGAGCCTTCCGCAAGATAATCCCGCTTTGCTTCCAATGCGTCCTGTGCCTTCTGCCAGAGTTCGGGGGAAACAATGGCTTCATGGTCATCCTCGATGTACCAGGCATCCACTTCTCCCCTGTTCCTGACCAGCTTCCTCTCTTCATTCACAAAATGCTTGTGCATGATGTAATCGCCCTTGTAGATCTCATTTTCAATGAGACGGAACACCGTGCTGTCGATCCATTCTGCACCGCCTGCGGTCTTTACCCCGTTTTCATTCAGGTACCGTTTGATTGATGCAGGAGTATATCCGTCTGCTGCCATCTCATAGATCTTTCTTACCCATGCTGCTTCCTCTTCGTCTGCAATATAGACTCCCCGCTCATCCTTCTTAAATCCGAAAGACCGCTCAAGGTACTGCACGGGGATCCCTGCCTCGTACTTTCTCTGGTACACCATCTTTGCACCAACGCTTCCGCTCTCGCTTTCTGCCTGTGCAAATGCAGCAAGGATCGTAAGCATAAGCTCTCCTTCCCCTGACAGGGTATTGATATTCTGAAGTTCAAAAAAAACACCAACATTCAGTTCTTTCAGCTTTCGTGTAGCTTCCAGAACGATTGAGGTGTTTCTTGCGAACCGTGATACGGATTTTGTTAATATAAGGTCTATTTTTCCCTTACGGGCATCAGCTAACATCTTCTGCAGACCGGGACGTTTTTCTTTGAATCCTGATATGGCAAAGTCACTGTAAACTCCGGCATACTCGTAATCAGGATTACTAGTAATGACTTCTTCATAATGCCTGATCTGGTTTTCCAATGAATTTTCCTGTTCATCCGCATCCGTTGAGACACGGCAGTAGGCGCATACCTTAAGTTTACGCTTCTGTCTGCTGTTTCCTTCCCTTATCTGAATCTCCAAATTCTGCCACTCCTTTCTCTTTGGGTAGTCTATATATCACTCTGAAAGCCAATAATAGCAAGTACAATCTGCGATACCTTTCATCTTTCTTTCCTTGGCATAAATGGAAAAAAATACGGCTGACAGCCATTACTGACCATCAGCCATATCCTTATTTCAGGAGTTCATTTACCCTTTTCTGTACTGCGGAATAATCATATCCGGCAGAGGTAATCCTTTTCTTTCTGTCAGAACCATTTCCCCAGTCACCATGAATGACTTCCCTTGCGATCTCATCCACAGTTTTCCTGGAGGGAGAGAGTTTCTTATTCACGATACTCTGGACTGCAGAATAGTCATACCCCGCCTGCGAGAGCAGTTTCTGTCTTTCCGCGCCATTACCCCACTTTCCGGCAATCACTTCAGATGCGATTTCCTCATTCGACTTCTTCACCGGAGCAGGTGTACTGCTACCCTTGGCATAACCGTTCAGTCCGGCAGCCTTGATCTTCGCAGGGAAATCCACATAGCAGTAATCCTGAGCACAGGACTGCCCATTGATCTTGTTGCTCCGGATAAGGTTTGTCTCCCCGCCAAACTGCCAGATTTGTGTCTCTGCACCGCTTGCCGGGGCCGGCTTGCTCTTACCCCATCTTGCAACCCAGTGGCTGTAGCGAATAAGCTCCCCGTCATTCATCTCACTGTTGAAGAATGACTCGGACGAATAAATGCCGGCCCAGTATCCGGCAGCTTCTACTGCAGAACAGAATGCCTTTATGATCTGTGTCAGTGTATTCCTGTCATTCTTTGTGATCATGCTGCCTTCCACATCATAAAAGACAGGATACTCATATCTCTTTCCCTTAAGCAGTGAAAGGAAGTATTCTGCCTCTTTCTTTGCATCTGCCACGCTTCTGGCATTTCCATAGAAATATGCTCCCTTTGGAAGCCCGCATTCCTCACATTTCTTATAGTTTGCTTCAAACTGGCTGTCCTTATAAAGCCCGGCATCAGCACCTCCGGCTTTGATGACTGCGAACTCCACGCCTTCCTTGCTCTTAGCCCTTGCAAAGTCAAAACTGCCTTGCCAGTGGCTTACATCGATTCCAAATTTCTGACTCATAATATGATCCTCCAATTCTCTGTAATAAAAGAGGGAAGGTGCTACCCTTCCCCGTTGTCTTTGTCTTCTTCTGACCTGTCATGAAGCTGTTCCAGCACGGCTTTGATCTTTGCCGGAACCGGAAGTCCCAGATGGGATGCATTCTCCAGAAGGGAGATTCCTTCATTTGAGATATAGAAGAAAATGGCTGCCGTCCTTAAAACGCTCCCCGTTCCGATGACATATACATCAAGAATGTTTGCGATGCCGACCATAAGGAAAATCAACACCTTACGGCAGATTCCCTTAAAACCGACTGCACTGGACAGCTTCTGGTCACTGATTGCACACATGACTCCCGTGATGTAGTCGATGACCACAAATGCGAGTAGTGCAAAGAGCAGACCGTCACATCCTCCCAGAAAGTATCCAAGCCATCCTCCGACTGCCGTGAATACAAACTGTACTGCGTTCCAGAATTCCTTCATTGTCTTGTCCTCCTTTGATTTTTTGTATGAAAAAAGCAGCTACCCGCAATGGATAACTGCCTGATTCCGAAAAGTATTTTATTGTTCCTGTAAAATATAAGTGATCTTCATCGTCTTATCTGCTGTCTTGGTAATCGGGGCATCAAGGTTATTGATGGTTGCCAGATAATTACACATCATGTACCATCCATAAGTTGAATACGTCCCCTCCTCACAGAAATAAATGAGAGGTTCATTTCTGACAGGATTAACGCTCACCTGTCGGTTATAGTTATTAAACAAAGACATGGACTCTGTTGTAATGATCTCATTTGTTTCCATATCTGCAATCATAAGCTGATCGTCCTGTGTATCATAATAAATCCGCCCATTGATCACCAGTTTCGGTACACCTTGTACCGTAGTGGCATTGATCCGGTTCAGTTTCACGACATTTGCCGGATTGGATATCTGGATCTTATATACATCCCTCGGACTGTCATATCCTTTCACGCACAGATAACCGCCCGTGACAAATCCAAACCAACTGCTGTCTGTAGCCAATGTTATATCCGTTGTATTGACTACCTCATATTGTTTCACCTTCCAGGTGTCCAGCTTTATTTCTGTAACAAGGATATTCTTCTGTGATGCCCTGCGGTAGTCTGGGCTGGTGCAGATGTATAAGCAGTCGGTTGCCGGATCATAGTTATACGACAGATACCCAAAATCCAATGCCGTCCCTAATTCCGGCAGCTCCACTTCTTCAATCAATGGTTTTGTAGTCCTGATATTTTCCAGAATGGATACCGATTTCAAATACGTTTTCCGTCTTGTGATATGGATATGCGACTTATCTGCGACTTTGAAATAATACGCACAATCCTTCACATGATCGATAACAAAGATCATTTCCGTCTTTCCAATCGTAAGACCTGAATAACGGCTGCTTGTTTCTGCACCTGTATTGCTTGGATAAACATACTGCAGTGTATCTTCTGCAATCGACTGCATCAGCATATGAGTATTTTCCTGTACGGCATTCTTGCTCCCATATGAGGTAAAACCGCCATTCTTATGTGTCAGACACACACTGGCAATCGTTCCGTTTGCCTGACTGGTAGCAAAGTCGTACACATATTTCACATACCTGTCCTTCAGATTTACTTCGGACTCTGTCTGATTGAAGCCGCCCCTTACGGTATTTTTTGTATTATTCTGCTCCCCATAAACCGCACAGCCTGTCAGATTTGCCTTTGCTGGAGGGTAATAATTATCCGCATCCTCTGGTATCTCTGTATCAAAGCATAAAATCCCGCCTAAAAGATGTTCATAATACGGCACGAACTCATTTAAGAACCTGTTCGGTCTCTTGGAAAGTCCGAGCGGTTTCAATACATCCCTCAGTGCATTGGTGACCATATTGCTGTTCTGGTAGGTTTCCACCTCACCCGTATTTACATCAGTAAGTTCTATTCTTGTTGTTCCCTTGAGCATCGTCATCATCTCCATTTCTATAATTCATGATAAAGGATGTAAGCGTTGCATCGCCTGCAAGCCAGAAGCGGAAGGTTATCGTCTTTGCTTCCAGCAGTCCGGCATACAATTCATCCAAATCCATTGTAAGGAAATCTGCCATCGGGGTTTCATCCGTAAAGGCCTCCCCGTCATAACTGTACTGTACCGTGATCTCGTCCTCATATTCTGCATTCAGTGCCTTGATACCAAGAACCGTGCCGTCCGAAAGATCCGCCATGCATTCGATATACTGCTTTGGCGGTGTTCCCGTGATCACGGCATTCAGAGGGAATGCCCTGCTGTCACTCCAGCTTAATACGGAAGGAAGCGTCAGCCCTTTAATCAGGTCCCACTCTGGCATCTTTGCAAATCCATGTTTCTTAAACAAAAGTGCATTGACCTCTGTTTCTTCCAGTCCGACAAGCGCATCCGCTGTTTCTGACAGTTCTTCGTTTATGATCTGGTTCTCCACCGTATACAGTTTTCCGTCCCCGTCTTTTATCAGAAGTTTAAACGGGACCAACAGGTCAATCGGTGTGTATTTCACTTCAAAGGTCTTACTGTCCGCATAATACTGGAAAGTAACATCCGGGGAAGCTGCATCGGGCTTTGTGAAAGTATAGTTCTTGTCTGCGCTAAACCCAAAACCTCCATCATAGCACTGGACAGGAACAGAAATCATATGAAGGGAAATATCCCCCGTATCCCAGAACAGGAGGTCGTACTTTAACTGGTAGTCCGCCCCGGATGCATTGTAATGCGACCATCCTTCCCACCGTATTTTCAGGAAACGGTAATAACTGTATAAAGTCCCTTCTTCCCTGTAAAGCGATCTCATTCTGGTATCACGGTTATCCACTTTAAGGTGCGTGGCATCACTGCCGATTCCCCAGTAAGAATCACCATGTGCATAAATGTACGGCACAGCTTTTCCGAGGAACGTGAAAAAATCCGCACCGCTCACGGCAAGCGTACCGCCATCATAGCTGTTGCTGTCCTGTAACAGACAGGTCATATTGGTGACACCGGCCGAAAAAATATCATTTATATTGTCATAATTCATAGTGTAAATTCCACTCCTTTCACTCCGTCAAAGCCGGATATATCAACCGTTGTCCTTTCCAGGAAACCTTCATCCACTTCATCCGTCACGGCTTCCTGTGTTTGTTCGGTTACTGCTTTCAGTTCAAAGAAGCCGTTTTCAACGGTAATGGTATCCGGGAACTTAACGGAAGTCTCTGCCGTGGTGATCACATACTGCGGACGGACTGCTGCGGTATAACCATTGACTTCCACCCCGTCCACCCTTGTGAAGTATGAAATATCGATCACGAGGTCTTCTGCATATCCGTGGTCGAGGGATTTCGGTCCTGACTTCTGTACATACCGTTTCCGCAGCATGAACCGTTCTTCCGTATTGACCGTGATATATCCGTTATAATTTGGATTTCCCCGCACGCTTGTAAGGACAAAGGTTCGGAGAATCTCCGTGATCCATGCACGGTCCGTAAATACATCTGCTTCATAGTTCTGGTCTGTGATTGGAATATTCCCAATTGTCTGTGTCAGTCCCTGTGTCTTTTTAGAAGGGAATGTTACGGATGCCGTATCCTTAAACACATCAGCCACAAACGGTACATCCGTAATGCTGATATTTCCAATATTCTCATTGATATTGATGCGTCCGTTCCAGTCTCCCAGTCCTGCTGCGAGTCCCTGACCACTGATGGTTGCCCTGATCTGCGCCTCACCGATCTTTGCGCTCCCGGATGATATCTTCAGATACATGGAAAATGTATTGGAACTGTTCTCAATGACCTTTGATATTGGGAAAAACAATGTCACGATATGCTTCCCATACAGACAGGTCTTGGCCGGCATGAATGTGTCTATGGTCTCATTATTTATCTTGTAGACAATAGACAGCTCCGGCAGTTCCGTTTCTGCTGCCACGACTTCTTCCGGCTCTCCCCCAGTATCCGGCTTTACCACCTCCAGAAGCATTTCACACTGGAATGCTGCCGTGGTTTCTTCCGTTGCAGTAAAGTCAATATCCATCACGTTCATAAGGGACTGCCCGATCTCAAACGGGGCAACATTGACAAAACTGTAAATGATGGTCTTTCCGCTTTCCACGGAATTGATAAGACCTGTAATATTCTTATCATTCTTGCTCTTGGCAGATGCAAGCCTTGGATTCTTCCCGACACATTTCAGTGTCATTTTCCCGTTGATCTTACATTCGATGCTCGTAATACAGCTTATCTTTGTCTCATCCGCATGTCCGCCTGAAAATTTCAGGATGTCCCCGACTTCCAGTGCCGGATTTCCGATGGTGGAACTGTCAAACGGTACATAATTTATCTTCTGCAGTGCCGTAAGTATCTCACGCAGTATCTTCTCCCTTACGGATTTCAGTCCGAACTGAAGTAACGGATTGATGCCAAGGTTCATGGTAAGGGCATCGTCTTTTTCCATCGCAATGTATTCTGCCGTCTGGCTAATCTGGTTTGTGGATGATACTGCCGTGTATCTTGTAACAAAGTCAGAGTAACTGCTGTCGAACCTCTCCTTCTGCTCCACGTTCCATACGGATTCATTCCCGTACCGCTTAAGGACAAGTTTTCCGTATCGGTCTATCTGGCAGAAACAGCCAAGCACCTGTGCCACATAAAAGACCAGGTCACGGAAGGTCTCTATATCATTATCCGAATAAATACCAAGCGTGGTCTTACCGTTCGGAAGGGCACTGATCTCCGCAACCGTCTGTGCCATTTCCACCTTGCATGCAGCACACGCAGCCTTTAAGAACTGGTATGGCGTTCCGCTTGAGGATTCCAGTTTCAAGGACTTCTCAAAACGGAGCATATGGTCATAGCCTTTCAGTTCCAGTGTCCGCACCTTCCTGTTGGCTTCGGAAACTTCGTAAATCCCCATCGGTACGGACTCCGTTGTCCCGTCCAGAAGTGTCAGGCGGTAATAAAGCCGTACCTCGGCATCTTCCAGAGTATAACGGTCAATCTCCGAAAACAGGCTGATTCCCATTTCTGCTGCATACACTGTTCCGAGTTCTATCTCCGTGTTACTGCAGCACTGCCATTTTATGTAGCCGGAACCCTTCACGATATCCTTTGCCGTGAATTCATGCACCTTTCCGGCTTTTGTCGTGATCGAACCGTACCACTCATATTTTCTTGTGTTCTGCCTTACGGCATTTTTGAATTTCTCTGATACTTCGATCACAGCATCTGCCTCCTACATTTCTTTCAGGGTAAAGGATACCGTCCACAGTCCCTTATAGGATGTGTCCTTTTTAAGTGCTGCCTTAAATCCCGTGATATACATTTCTGCATCTTTCAGTTCCAGTGTTTCCGTGTCAAAATATTTCACTGCTATCTTCGGCATCTTGGAATATGCCGTCAGCAGTTTCAGCCACTTCGGGGACACGGAAAAAGAGACGGAAATGTCAGCCACTCCCGTCCTTACTACATCCCTCTGTGTGGTTCCCGCCTCTGTTTCACCACCGGAGTCCGCTTCGACATCTGACAGTCCGATATCGTAGGAATCCGGCAGAGGCAGAGGCTTTTCATTAAAAACAAGATATTGTATATATGCCATTTTATCTGCCCCCGCTTCTTAAGTTCGCCCTCTGCTGTGCCGAAACAATAACCTCATCAAGCATCGTACCGCCAAGGTACACAGGAATGACGATGTCACCGCTGTCCGGTTTGATATTCTCGATTGCAGAAGTAATTGCAGAAAGCATCCCGGAAATGCCTTCCGGCTGTGCTGCCGTTCCTGTTCCCGTCATGCTTTCCATGCTGTTTACCTTCGGACTGATCACCATATCAGAAGATACACCGCTTACCGCCTTCTGGATCATGCCACGGCTCTTTTCGATGCCCTTGGCAAGTCCTCCCATAAAGTCTGGCATCCACGATTCATAATCCGTCAGCGGACCTTCATCCGGCACGGAGAAGTGAAGGAATGACTTGATCTTGTCTGCCACACCCTTAACGGCATCCCCGACTGCACCGATGCAGCTCTTGATTCCATTTACAATTCCCATGACCAGATCCTTGCCCCAGGTAAATGCCTGTGATGCAAGCCCCGTGATATGATTTTTCACATTGGAAAAACCTGTCTTTACTGCATTCAGGACATTTCCCATCGCACCTTTCACCGCATTTACGATTCCATTGAATACGGATGTGACCGCACCCTTGATTGCACCAAGCACCGTTGAAATGGTCGACCTGATGGTATTCCATATGGTGGTGATCGTACTCTTGATTGTATTCATGATGGTGGTAATGGAGTTCTTGACCGCAGTAAAATCCCCTGTAATCAGTCCCTTGATTCCGCTTACCACGGCACTGATGATGGTCTTGATGGCATTCCATACCGTGGAAAAGATTGTCTTTATTGCATTCAGTACAGTAGTAATGACTGTTTTTATCGTATTCCATACCGTTGTAATGACAGTCTGGATAATGGTCAGGACTGTCTGAATGATCGTTTTGTAAATATTGAAATACGTTGTCACCAGTGTCTTTATCACATTAAAAACTGTAGTAAATACACCCTTGATGGCTTCCCAGATGGTCGTGATGACCGTCTTTATTACATTGAAAACCGTCTGGATGATGGTCTTATACAGATTGAAATAAGTCGTTACCAGGGTCTTTATCACTTCAAACACAGTCGAGAAGATAGTCTTGATGGCTTCCCACACCTGTGAGAAGAATTCCTTGATTACATTCCATACCGTGACCGCAACCTGTTTTACGTTCTCCCAGAGGTCGATCCAGAACTGGCGGAATCCGTCACAGTTATTCCAGAGATAAATAAAAGCAGCCACAAGAGCTGCAATGGCTGCGATAATAAGCACGATTGGGTTTGCAAGCATCGTTGCATTCAGTGCTGCAAAAGCCCCCTTCACCGTATTGATGACTCCGGCAATCTTCGGTACAACCGTCATGATCGTACCGACTGCGGATATGACCTTTCCAATCACTATAAGTACGGGACCGAGTGCTGCTGCCAGAAGGGCTATCGTAACGACCGTCTTCTTCGTGCCCTCGCTCAGTCCATTTAACCAGTCCACGAATTTCTGCACCCATCCCACGATCTGTTTGATGGCCGGCATCAGAAGTTCCCCAAAAGATATCGCCAGACCTTCCAATGCGGATTTTAAGATTGTGATCTGTCCCTGTAAGTTATCAAGCTGTGTATCTGCCATCTGCTGTGCAGCACCACCGCTTTCCGTGATGGATTTCTGTAAGCTGTCCCATGTGCTTCCTGTATTGGCAAGCAGTGCATTTACGGAAGACAGGTCCGTCTTGTTAAAAATCGTGCCGATGATGTTGGACTTCTCCGCTGATGTCATTCCGTCCATGCTCTTATTCAGGTCACCAAGGATATCATTCATTGACCGCATGTTTCCTTCGGAATCATATACGGAAATGCCCAGTGCTTCCATCTGGGCGGCTGCTTTATCCGTAGGATTCTGCAGTGACAGGATAATATTACGCAGATGCGTACCGCCTTCTGCCCCCTTGATACCATTATTGGCAAGAATACCAAGCGCGGTATTCAGTTCTGCCGTACCACCCTTGATGGATTTGGCTGTCGCACCAATGGTAAGGATTCCCTCGCCTAGCTGTGCAACCGATGTATTCGTGGTAGATGCGGTCTTTGCCATCTGATCTACCATCGTTTCTGCCTCGTCCACGCCCATGCCAAGTGCAGACATTGCATCCGTTACCATATCAGAAGCATCCGCAAGGGCAATATCCCCGGCAGCTGCCAGGTTAAGTACAGTCGGCAGTGTATTACACATCTGCTCCGTGTCATATCCGGCAAGAGCCAGGTAATTTAATGCCTCGGCACACTCGGATGCAGAGAAGGCTGTTTCTGCCCCCATCTTCTTTGCCAGCTTGGAAAGGGTATCCATTGTATTTACGGACTGTCCGTTTACCTTAGACATGGAATCTTTTGTGATTCCCATAGTAGCCTGTACCTGTGACATAGAAGATTCAAAGTTTGCTGCCGTTGTTACGGATGCCGTACCAAGTGCAGTCACCCCGGCTGTTACTGGGAGGAGTTTCTGTCCGGCAGATGAAATGTTGTCACCGACCGTCTTAAATTTTTCGCCTGTTGCTGCAATCTTCTGTACTGCCGTAGCGGACTGGTTCGCCTGTGTTTCCAGATTCTTTAAGTCCTGCTCAGTTTCCACGATTTCCCTCTGAAGAGCATCGTACTGCTCCTTTGAGATCTCGCCATTGGCAAGTGCCGTATTTGCCTGTTCTGCTGCGGTCTTTAAGGTGGCCAGCTTCTCTTTTGTCTCACTGACCGCTTCCGCAAGCAGTTTATGCTTCTGTGCCAGAAGCTCCGTATTACCCGGATCAAGTTTCAGCAGCTTGTTCACATCCTTAAGCTGTGACTGGGTGGACTTGATCTGTCCGTTCACACCCTTCAGGGCGTTCTGCAGTTTGGTTGTATCACCACCGATTTCAACGGTAATACCCTGAATACGGCTTGCCATGCCTTTCACCTCCTCCTAAAAATGGGTACAAAAAAAGGAGCATCTCTGCTCCGTAACAAAAGAAAAACACCTGCCATTTCTGACAGATGTCCTATGTAATATTATTTATATTATTATTCGATTTGTTTTATTTATATTTGATAGCGTAGTAGACATTAATGCATTTTTCATTAATTCATCATCATTTCTTCCTGCCCCTACCACCAACTCTTCCGGTGATAATCTACCATCAATCATGGCATATACCAAATCCACATAGTGTAAAAATTCATCGTATCCAGCCGGATCAACTTCTCTCGGATGAATTATGTCATATTCTATATCTATATGTGTGTCCTTATATATTTTATTTAAAATTTTATGATAATCATTTTCGATATCAAAATATATAATTGGAACATCATATCTATCCGCAAGTATAGCTGGCAAGACATATTTAATACCATCTTTTGATGCTTTGACTTGTAAGCCAGCAATTCTTGCGGAAGTTGCAGAATAATTATCCCCGTCTTTCATAACAGCCAATTCATTATAATCATTAACCCACACTATGTCTCGCTGGGTATCTGATGGATTATAGATTTTAGGATAATTTATTTTTGTATAATTTAATCCTGTACCAAGCGCCCAAAATTTATCTGCAGTTTTCATTTTTGCCTGTTTTTTACGTGCTATAGAAAAATATTTCCTGTTTACACCAGCATCATGATTACAATTCCTAACAATAATTGCTTCTGCTATTCTCCCCAACAACTGCATTGCTGTTCTATTAATATCACTTTGTAGAATAACTCCAAGAATTAATTTTCCATTTTCATTGTATCGTATCACATTTAAGCCATCTACCAATAAATCATATAATTCCCTGCCATACAAAACTTTTTGTATTTCAATATTTTTTGTTCCATACATAAATTCATTATATGGTTGCGAACAAATTATTTTCCCGTCTCCATCCTTGACTTCGATGTTTACACTATATTCATTCATCAGCAATTCCTCTTTAAATCAAATGTCTTGTTATATGTTATATAGCCAATATTTAATTTAAATTACGTCATCAAATATGGTCCTTTTCTCCAAATAAGTATAGCAGAAAAGAACCATACTCTCAATCATCAGAAACGGTCGAAGTCTTCCTGTGTTGCAAGTTCGGCATACTTATAGTCATCATTCCGGCTCTCACTGTACATATCGTTGATGAGTCCTATTGACAGCATTTCAAGGTCTGCCATTGACAGACCTAATTGTACACATCGGAGCAGAAACAGTGGTGTTGTCATTTCACGCTCTGTTGGACGAAGTTTTTTTTAGCTTCCACATCTGTTTTTACATTCAGCCCCCACAGTTCAATCAGTTGTGGCAGAACCTGATAAATTGAAAATGTATTGAAATTATCAAGCCACTCCTCCGGTGTATCCGGGATGGACGGGTCTGCATGCTTTGCCATAATAAAAGCAATGTTCTCAAACATCTCAAGGGAAAACATATCGAGGTTTGATGATTCCTCTTTTCCGTCACCGATGCTCTTTTCAAGTAATGCCAGGTCTTTATAAATATCCCTCTGGAATTTTAATCTGTAGATTCTTGGAATGGCTGCACTCGCCTTGAATGCAACCATCTGTCCGTCAATTTCTATATCCTTTCTGATACCCATGTCTTAGTCCTCCTTATGATACACTCTTGGTTGATTTTGCTGACTGCTGCTCTGCCGTGGAAGCTGCCGGAAGATACACGCTCTTATACCAGTTATTGTAAACAGTCTCAGTTGTGGAATCTCCCGTTTTTGCCTTGACATATCCGTCTGCCATAGGTCTTGCCTTGATGGTCAGTGTTTCCGTCTGCACTTCCTTATCTTCCTCATTCGTCTTTGACTCAATGGTCGGACGGGATGCGGAACAGTTATAAAGCACATGGCGGATCTTGCGGATATCCCCGTCAAACTCAAACAGGAGTGCAAAACTGCCTGTCTCGGAATTTGCATTCTCCACAAGCACCTTATTGGCATCCTGCTCCTCTTTTAAGATATCCGTGCGGAAAGATTCAGGGATCATTGCAAGTTCAAGGTCACCATCGTATCCCTGGTTGTTATTGATCACGTAATATTCAATGCCATCCGCATAAAATGACTCCGGCTCTCCGGTCGGATCCATGCTGATGGATACCGCACCGGGCATCGGCACGGGTGTTCCAAAGCTGACCGCGCCTTCCTCTGCAACCGTAATCGGTGCGTAATGCACGTTGCAGATATTAAATTTGACTTTATTCTTTTTATTCGCCATCTTCTATACCTCCATCTGATAAAGCACCTCATACAGATTTTCAGATTCGATCCATACTTCGCTTTTTTCATAAAAAATGCCATGCCCGTCAAGCACGGCTTCTGTCTGCTGTTCCAGTTCTATATTTTTTATATCCGTGTAGATCTCTATGTTCAGACGGTCTGTCTTAAAATAGACTTTCCCGTCTGCAGAGAAATTGTTGCTTCCTGGATACAGGAATACTGCAAAAGGCGGATCAGGGGATTCCCCTTCCGCAAAATGATGATAGGCATATGGAAGTCCGATTTCTTCCATCACTGCCATGACTTCTTCATGCGTCACGAACGCAACCCCCTCTCTATCTTCTGCACCAGCTCCCTTTTTCCCTTTTCTTCAGCCGGGGCAATATGCTCCCTTCCGGCTACCCTGCCCCCGCCGCGTTTTGCATGGCCGTGTTCCAGGAGATGGGCGATCTGGTATCTGTCCTTAGAATGGACCGTCATGGTAAGGGAGTTGCTGCTCTCCGCTGTCTTTTTGACCGCCCAGCTCTTCTTATATCTTCCCGTCCGTTTTGGGGCATTTGCCTGTATATCCTTTTTCACGGTCTTGGATACATCCTTTACCGCATCCTTGACGGTATCCGTGGCGAGGTCTGCATATTCCTTCAATCCATCCATGATTGCATCCGCCAGACCGTCAACGGTCGTTCTTCTCTCTGCCATCTCCTCACCTCTTTGCCAGGGCAGCCCTGATCTTCACTGTCTTATTCTTATACTGCACGTTGTCAACAAACGTAATATTATAAATATTCCCACGGAACAGGATGCGGAAATGCTCCGTGTCAAGAGCGGACACCTCACTGCAGTAACGGATGACAAAATCAAGTTCCGTTTCCGCATTGACCTGTTTTGCTTCCCAGTACTCCTTACTGGAAAGATTATTCACGTAGGAATAACATTTATAGTGGTCACTCCATGCAAGGGTATGGTTTCCTGTTCCATCCTTCTTCGTGCTGCTTTTCTGTATCGTGATCCGTTCACGCATGAGTTCTATCATCAGAATATCTCCCTCCTGATTCCAAAAAACAGATACTTCAGTGTTTCCGTCATTGTCTTATGATCTGCTTCTTCCCGATGCTCATACAGGTAAGCAATAACATACAGTTCTGCAGTACGGACAACAGATTCATACTCTTTGAGTTCTTCCGGGTGTTGCCTTGTCACATCCAAGATCAGGCGGTCGGATGTTTCCATCAGACGGAGGATGAGTTCATCCTCGTCTGACGAATCGACCCTGAGATACCCTTTGGCTTCCTCAAGCGTTACGAACATCCTGCCACCCCTACTTTCCGGCAGCCTTGATATCAAGTGTCTTGACTGCCTCGGAAAGGATCAGCTTGCCGTCCACACGCTCGGAAGCAAGGAATCCGACCTGTCCGGTTGTAGCATAAAGCTCATTCAGTCTCTTGAAACTTCTGCCCTGGCGGTCTGCGATCCAGTAGTAACTGTAATCACCGAATGCCATGACACGGTTTCCGGCTGCAAGCTCCGGCACATAGATGGATGTGCGGTAAGGACGGTTTAAAATCTTATCAGGCTCTCCTTCCCTTACGGACGGCTGCCAGATATAATTTCCGTTTCCGTCCTTCAGCTTTCTGATTGCCTTTACGGTCGAATCATTCAAAAGCCATACCGCCTTGTTACGGTATGGGGCACGGAGGGAATAATAAAGATCCATGACATCATCAAACGTAATGGATGTTCCGGTGGATGTCACGCCTGTCTCAGCACCGCCTGTGGCATTGAAGATTCCGGTAGGCTTGCCCTTGCCGTCACCGATAAAGAATGCCTCTTCTTCCTTCGTACCGATTCTTCTTCCGAACTCCCTTGAGATGTACTGCTCGATATTGAACACACTGTCATTTAAGAGTTCATCAGACACCTTGATCATGGTTGCCAGCTTAAAGGCACTGATGGTTGTCTGTCCGAAGCTGTCATCAGATTCTGGGAACTGACCGCCCTCATCGATCCATGCCGCCTCACCCTTGGATGTAACGATTGGGATCTTGCGGTCACCGCTCGATGTCTTGATGACGGTTGCAAGGTTACGGAAGAACACCTCCTCTTCCAGTGCTTCCACCAGTTTCTTCTCGTACTCATCCGGTACAAGATAACCGCCCTCGGAATCCGTGCCGATGGTAAGGGCATTCTGTACTTCATAGGACAGCACCTTGTTTCTCATGCCGTTCCAGAACGCTTTTCTGTACTCATCGGTTGCCCTTCCGGTCTTTGTGTCACCGCCAGTCTTTGCATCCGGCTTGTTGGTGATCGGTGTGCTTGTTGCCTTGGAAAGTTCTGCATCGATGGCAGCCTGTCTTTCCAGTCTCTCGATCTCCTTTCCGAGATTTACGACATCATTTTCCATCTTGTCGTAGGTTGCTGCATCCTCAGCGGACACAAAGCCTTCCTGTGTTCTCTTGGCATCAAGGAATGCTTTTGCTGCCTCCCATGCCTTTGCTCTTTTTTCTCTTAATTCTAAAATCTTACTCATCTTGAAATCCTCCTTAATGTGTTAAAAGACTCAGTCTTTTTTCTAACTGGCTGACTGGTATCATGGCATCCACACGGGATACCCTGGAAAGGAACGATTCATTCATCGCCTTGGTGGAATACATCATGGAATCCTGCTGGAACGGGAACTTCTTTTTCTTGTCCTTATCCTCGTCTTCCTTTTCTTTTCCTTCCTCTCCATCACTGCCTTCCTCCGGTTCTTTTTCCGGCTTTTCAGGCTTTTTCTTCTCTTCATCCGTCTCACCGGAAGAAAAGAGTATCTTATCCGCAAATCCAAGCTCCACTGCCTTCTTCGCATTGAACCAGGTCTCATCGTCCATCATGTGGGAGAGCCTTGCACGGGTAAGCCCCGTCTTGAATTCATAGGCATTTAAGATTGATTCCTTGACCTCATTCAACATGGCGATTGCTTTCTGCATATCCCTTGTCTCGCCCATTGCCATGGTCGCAGGATTATGGATCATCATCATTGCAACAGGGGATACACAGACCGTGTCTCCTGCCATTGCGATCACGGATGCTGCCGAAGCTGCAATGCCGTCTATCTTGACTGTCACGCTTCCCTTATAATCACGGAGCATGTTGTAGATCTGTGCTGCTGCAAACACATCACCGCCCGGTGAATTGATCCACACCGTAATATTTCCATTTCCGGCATTCAGTTCATCCTTGAAAAGCTGCGGGGTGACTTCATCCCCGTACCACGTTTCATCCGAAATCATGCCATTTAAAAAGAGCGTCCTTTCCATGTCAGGCACGCTCTCATCTTCATTCCTTATCCAGTTCCAAAACTTCCGCTTCATCGTTTACCTCTCTTTCCGCTGTTTTCCTGTGCCGGAGTGTTCTGCTGCCCCGTATCCGTCTTGGCAAAAGCCCCCGCATCCGCAAGTTTGGTCATTGCACCGTTTATCAGATACAGGTTTCCCCCTTCCTCATCAGGAATCGGGTTCATGTTTTCCATCTCTCGGATATCATTGGCAGAAAACCACCCGTTCTGCCTTCCGACCGCATAGCCGTTCATCCTTGACTGATAGTCCCCTCTCAGCAGACCGTCCACATTCAGCTTGATAAAATACTTTCCTTTTTCTCCCGGCAGTAGGAGCGATCTCTGTAGGGACTGCTCCCACCTGATCACCCACGGGTCAAGCGTGTATTTTACGAACTCCAAGGACTGCTGCTCTATATTGGAAAAGCTCGACTTATCAAGGTCACCGACCATGTGGGGCGGTATCCTGTAAAGCCTTGCGATCTCATTGATCTGGAATTTTCTTGTCTCAAGGAACTGTGCCTCTTCCGGCGGGATTCCTATCTGCTGATACTTCATGCCCTCTTCAAGCACTGCGATCTTATGTGCGTTGTTTACGCCGCGGTATACGGAGTTCCAAGACTCACGCACTTTTGACGGGTCTTTCAGGACTCCCGGATGCTCCAGAACACCGCCCGGATTTGCCCCGTTTGCAAAGAAACTCGCCCCGTATTCCTCACAGGCAAGCGTCATGCCGACAGCGTTCTTTGCCATCGCAATCGGGGAATATCCAATCAGTCCGTCAAATCCCAGTCCGGGGATATGGAGAACATCCTCGGCTTTCAGCCTGATATTGCCGTATTCCTTGAACATTGGATTTTCATCACTGTTTCTGGAATACACATAATAAATGTTTCCTTTGTCATCCCTCTGCACATCCATCTTATCCGGGAGAAGAGGATACAGGCCGAGCACCCTTCCTGCCCCGTCCCTTATGATCTGGGCATAAGCATTTCCCCATATTAAAAGATGACTCATCAGTGTTTCCCTGAACACAAATGAAGTCATCTCCGGGTTCGGCTCATCATGGAGCAGATAATATAACGGATGATCATGTACCAGTTTCTTGCCTCCGTCATCCTGATACTCATATACATGAAGAGGTAAGGATGCGACTGCTTCCGCAAGGATTCTGACACAGGCATATACTGCCGTGGTCTGCATTGCAGTTCTTTCATTGACAGGCTTTCCGCTTGTTGTCCTTCCAAACAAAAACGAATATCCTGCATCTGCTGCTTTGTCCACAGGCTTATCCCTCGCCTGTCCGAATCCAAATAAACTCTTAATTCCCATTGATTCAACCTCCGATTTCTGATATGATTTTTATGACACATGGAGTGATTCAGAATAATTTATTATTGCTGTTTCCTTGCTACATCTCCGTGTGTCTTTTTCATTCTTAAAAGACCAGAATACCACGGTCATCATACACGCTTCCATCACTGCCTTCATTCCTGATTGCACGGTCAAGTGCCATAACGGTTGCAACGGCCCCGTCAATTTTCTCCGTGGATTTTTCCTTATCCATTTTGATGTTTCCTGCCGGGTCCTGACGGACAAACACATTATCCATCATCCACCGCAGCACCTTATGTCCGCCATGTGCGATCCGCTCTTCCAATGTCAGTTTCATCAGTTCCTTTGTCGGTGGACTCATATCCTTATAGCCCTGTCCGAACGGGACAACGGTAAATCCCATGCCCTCAAGGTTCTGCACCATCTGCACAGCTCCCCATCGGTCGAATGCGATTTCCTTAATATGAAATTTCGTGCCAAGCTCATCAATGAACTGCTCGATAAATCCATAATGGATGACATTTCCTTCCGTGGTCTTTAAGCACCCTTCGGCAGCCCAGACATCATACGGGACATGATCCCTTCGGACACGCAGCCTCATGTTATCCTCTGGTATCCAGAAGTACGGAAGAATCACATATTTCTCCGTATCATTCCTTGGAGGGAACACAAGCACGAATGCCGTGATATCCGTGGAACTTGAAAGGTCGAGTCCGCCATAGCATTCCCTTCCGAGAAGCTCCTCTTCATTCACGGCAAAGGAACAGGCATCCCACTTATCCATCTGCATCCATCGTGTGCTTTGTTTCACCCACTGGTTCAGACGTAGCTGCCGGAACACGTTCTCCTCTGCTGCATTTTCTTTTGCACTGATATATGCATTCTGCACTTTCTCAATATCGATCGTGTATCCGAGGGAAGGATTGGCTTTGTACCATACTTCCTCGCTCGACCAGTCATCCTCATCGGATGCCCCGTAAATAACCGGGTAGAAGGTCGGGTCGATTTTTCTTCCCTCAATGATATCCAGTGCCTTCTGGTGCTGTTCAAAACACACGGAATTCCTGTCCGTCCCTGCTGTTGTGATCAGGAAGAACAGGGGCTGTGTTCTGGCATCGCCGGAACCCTTTGTCATGACATCGAACAGTTCCCTGTTCGGCTGTGCATGCAGCTCATCAAAAATAACCGCATGGACATTCAGTCCGTGCTTGGTGTATGCCTCTGCCGACAGCACCTGATAAAAGCTGTTGGTCGGTTTATATACAAGCCTTTTCACGGACATGACGGGCTTGATCCTTTTCTTCAGTGCCGGACACTGGTCTACCATATCCACCGCAACATCAAATACGATGGAAGCCTGCTGCCTGTCGGAAGCACAGCCGTAAACCTCTGCTCCCCACTCACCGTCACCGCATGTCATATAAAGTGCGATGGCTGCTGCCAGTTCTGACTTTCCATTCTTCTTCGGTATCTCGCAGTAACAGGTGTTGTACTGCCTGTATCCGTTTTCTTTTACCGTTCCGTAAAGGGTGCGGATGATCTCATCCTGCCAAGGGAGAAGTTCAAACGGAACTCCCCTCCACCTTCCTTTGGTGTGTTTCAGGCAGTTTATAAAATTGACCGCATGGTCTGCTTTTGCTTCATCAAACATTATCCTGCACCGCCTTTCACAAGCAGAAGCTCCATTTCATCGTTCTGCTTATCTTCCCCGCTATCCGTAACGATACGGCTTCTCGCAGAAGGTGTAAGTCCGAATTGCTCACAGAACTTATTCATGATTTTAAGATAGGTCTGTGCAATGGATACCTGTGGTACCTGCTGCCAGTATCCGCTCGGAGTCTTTACAATAGTTCCATGCTGTGTAATGAACTCCTCTGCTTCTTTCCATCTCGCATAAGCCTGACAGTATCCTGCGAATGCTGCCATATCTATTTCAGTCAGGATACCGAGATGCTCTAACTGCTTCGCCATCCTCTTCCATTCCTTTTTTGCCTCATCCTCAAGCCATGCCGGACAGCGCGGGGGCTTTTTCTCAGGCTTTGGTTCGCCCGTGTTAAGGCTTCTCTTGCCCGGATTGCCCTCAAGCACCTTTACTGCCGTAGGCTTTGGTTTTCTTCCTCTCTGTGCCACTGTCCTCACCTCCTCGTAAAAAATGGCAACAAAAAAGACCTCCGAAGAAGCCTTTTTATATAACTGCTATCTGATTGACCTGTGTATGGTTTCGATAATTTCTTCCTGCTCCTCTCTGCTCACGCCCATGCTTGCAAGTGCCTCACGGGTTCCGCAGTCTGGGCAAATAAGCGTCTGGTTGTCTTCCCTTGAAAGGGCGGGTGTCCTTGCGTATCTTGCCCCGCATTTGGGGCAGATTCTTATTCTTAATGTTTCAGTCTTCATATCCTGCCTCCTTCACTGCCCTGATCTGTGCCTCGGAAAGATAATGCTCATCAAAGCCGAAGCTGATATAACCTTCAAGGCATGTTCTTACATAAGAAAGGGAAGGAATCCCGATTTTCCGTTCTTCGTGCATGATGTACGCAAAGCATTTTCTTTTCCTTATTTTTCCCGTCTGTATTCCCTTGATATCCAGTTCCATATCCTTTTTGTAATAAAGGACCGGGCATCCTTCATATCGGTCAAGTGCCGCTTCATCCGCTTCGGTAACAGTCCAGACCGCAACGGGAACCTCGCTGCCTTCCTTCGGTTCAATTGTAAGATATGCCCCTGTAAGGCTTCCCTTGAAAAGCAGTTCATAATCCTTGATGACTGCCGTTCCCATGACCTTTGCAGTCGGACACCGCATTTTCATCTGCCGTAAATTCAGGTTGCTGCCATAAGCAATGTAATATCTTTTCTCCATAATGCTCCATCCTTTCTGAAGGGAACACCCTTCTACCACCTTAAGACCGCACATGGCGGTCAATGCTCCAAGGTGGCAGGAGGCTGTTCTCTTCAAGCAGCCCTTCCACTTCTGAAAGCGGTGTCTCCTGCAAGTCTCTTTGTAAGGATGTCCCTTGCGGTCTTGAATTCATCCCCGATGAATCCGAGGCGTAAAAGCCATGTCCTCATTGCGTATTTCGGATTTTCTGTCTGCTGCGGCTTCGGGCTTGCCGACCTTATCTCCTTCGCCATCTGACTGAGTGCAAGGCAGAGCTGGATGTAGCTCTTAAGCTGCCCCGCATGCAGTCCGTTCAACTTGCCTTCAGCAGGTGCATCAAATTGGAAAAGTCTGAACTCGACCGTTCCCTTTGTGAATGTTGCATGGTAGTTGAGCATGTGGTATCGGCTGTCGTTGTAATGCTGATCTCTTCCGTAGCTTGCCCCGTTTGCCGTGTACCAGATGTCTGCCAAGGCTGCCATCGTCTTTGGTTTCTTCTTGTTAAGTTCCTTAAGGAATCTTGGATCTACCGTTTTGCAGTAGCGGTTCATCCGCCAACTGTCAAGGTTTAAGGCATCCGCCAGAAGATTCTCATGCCCTGCCATGATGTTTGCAAGATTTCTCAAGCTCTGCGGTGTATGTCCGTTTGCCCCGATGTGGATATGGACTCCGCATCCCCTTGTGGCATCGCTCTTGGCTTCTGCATGTCTGAGCTTTCTTATGAGTTCCTGAAGAAGTTCGATGTCTTCGTAATGAAGGATCGGTGTGACCAGTTCGCATTTCTTATCGTCAGGTCCCGCAATGCTGACGTCCTTTTGGAATTTCCATTCCCTTCCATCTGCATCCCATGCCGACCATGTATAATATCCGTTTCTGGAAGCCGTGTTTTCAAATCTTCCTGTTCTGAAGAATACCGCTGCAATCTCTGCAGCCCTGTCCCTTCTGATGTTATTCATCTCAACCTCGACCCCGATGGTCTGTTTTTTCATTTCCTCGATCTGTCTTGCTGTCTTTTCGTTCATGGTATGTACCTCCGTTTGTTTTCTTTCCCTTTCGGTAGGTACATATTCGCTCTAAAACACACATATATCCAGTTATATCGCACCCATAAACTGTACAAAGATTTCAATTAAAAACTGTGTATAATATATTTCCCAGCTTCTAAAATTCTTCGTCCGTGCAATATGTCATTCCCATCTTCAGCTTTATATATATGTTAACATAGCGTTCCCTCTCACTCCCGTCTGAGGCAATTATGGCCTGAAGGAAGAAATGTTCTGCAGCAATTCTGGATTCCCATGAATCTTCTTTTCCATAACATACCGTCACAATCTTATCCATCAATTTTTCTCCATTCATCAACTCCATAAATCAGTGCAAGTGATCCATTGTCTTCCCAAGATGTATGAAGCTGTCCCGCATCATCCACAAACTCCACCGTTCCGATGGTTCCTGACGGGATCTTTCGATATAGATCATCAAGGCGGATAAGCTCCACCCTCGTTCCCGAAGGATATTCTTTTCTCAGCCTTTCCAAGGTCTGTCTGTTTACTCCGAACATACCGTTGTCCCCCTTTCTGCCCTGCGGTTGGCTTTCCACTTTTCTGCATCTTCCGGAGTTCGGAATGCCGTATGGCCTTTCAGGTTCTTTAAGAAAAAGTTCCTGACCTCTTTTCCTTCCTTACCGCCAAAACCGAGATTTACAAGCCATGCCCTCATATAGTATTTTTCATTCTGCTCGACCGTAGCTTTTGGGTTCACCCGTTTTTGTTCAGATGCTTTCTTTACCATTGCTGCTGCAAGCTCCATATAGGGCAGATACCTTTCACTGTCCAGTGGATATCGGAATCCTGCAAAAATAATATCTTCTTCCAGAAAAGCCACCCCATCGCAGCCGCCTTGTTCGATAATATAATCCACAACCGCTTTTGTATTCTCAAAGCTCTGTGTATTCAGTGCTTCTGTCAGGCTGTCTGAAATGGAAAATCCATTCTCACCTATGGACCTGTTGATCAGATACTGCTTGGAATGAAGCATGTTCATCAGATTGATGATTCCCTGTGGAGTCATATCTCCGATTGGAATCCGTATTGTCAGTCTGACTGTTTCATCCTGTACCGTTTCATCTGTGCTCTCGGGCATTTCTTCCGTAATTGTTACATCATTCTGGAAAAGCACCCTTCTCACCTCATCTTCCATGCTGTCATCTTCAAAAATGACCTTTGATTCCCTGTCCACCGTAATGCTCCCAATCTGGTATGCAAAACTCGGTGGTCCAAGGTAAACCGCCCTTTCCCCGAAATGCTCGGATAAGGTTTTCACTAATGATTTTCTGTTCTCAGCGTTTGTAATAATTTCCATTCTGCTGTGCTCCTTTCCTTTTGGTAGTACCATATATCACTCTGAATGCCCGTATAGTCAAGCTAATAATAGTACTATCCAAAAAGAAAATGGATCATCAGCTTCTGGACTCCGGAAGTGACATCGCAACCGCATAAGCAACCGTTGCGGTGACTGCATTTCCGGCCTGTTTATAAAGCTGTGCATCGGAGTTGACGGCAGAGGCACGGTCAAAAAGCTCATCAGAAAATCCCTGTAAGCGGAAGCACTCCCTCGGAGTCAGCCGTCTGATGCGGCCGCCCCTCATGAGCGTTCCCATCTGCCCGGAACAGTCCAATGTCTGGGAGCATCCTTTTCCAACCCTTCCCCTTCTTGTCTCACTGTCTGGGTAGGCAAGGTTGATGCCGTCCCCTTCCCGTGCCACTTCATATCCTGCCTTCGTGGCATTTTTCACTTTGACGGAATCCACCTTTTCACAGACATACACACCGTGCCTGTCCTGTGAGGTCAGGGTGAACATCGGCTCTCCATCCTCTTTCATCCTTCTTCCGTTCTGCCGTTTCTCCATCCGCTCCGGTGTAAGCACCGGGTGGACTTCCAGCACGGCTGAGTTCATGGCGGTATGGTTGGTCATCCCGGCTGTGTACCTCGCTGTCAGGCATCTTGCCGTATCCGTGATCTTCGGATCATGGTTGCTCTGGTCGATGAAGTAAAGTCCTGTCTTGGCCCCGACACCGCCCGCATTCCCCACAAGGGTTGCGGAAATGCCGTCCGTCCCATAAACACGGTAGCCCTGCATGCCTCCTATAAGCTGGTTAAGAGCTGCTGCGTTTTCTCCGGTGAGAGGTAATATTTCTCGTCTACCTCTGCTTCTAAGATTTGCGATAATGAACACACGCTCACGGTTCTGCGGGACTCCGAAGTTTTTGGAGTTAAGCACCTGCCACCGACAGTCATACCCTGCTTCGTCCATTTCAGACAGAACTGAGGCAAAATCGAATCCTGCATTGATCGATAACAGGTTCTTAACGTTCTCAACAAGTAGGTATGAGGGTTTAGCACTTTCCTCTTTGCCTTTGAGGAGGTCAATAATGTTGTAATATATTCCACTTCTTTTTCCGACCAGTCCCCGCTGTTTTCCGGCAACGGAGATGTCCTGACATGGGAATCCGAAGCACCAGATGTCTGCATAGGGGACATCTTCGGGTTTAAGTTTTGTGACATCATGAGCTTTCCACTCTCCTTCCGTATCATACATTGCCTCATATGAGGCTCTTGCAAATTTATCATATTCACAGTACCCGATGCATTTATGGCCGGCAGTTTCAAGACCGAGCCTGAAGCCGCCGATGCCGGAACATAAATCAAGGAAGGTCATCTGTTTCATTATACTGCCCTCCCTTGCATAATTGCTGATATGAAATTTTCATATCGTCACGGATGACAAATACATCCGCATCCGAACCGCACTGTTCAATGTAGCGGTTTACGATCACATCCACAAACTTCTCATCCAGTTCGATGCCGTAGCAGATACGGTGTGTCTGTTCACAGGCGATCAGCGTAGAACCGGAACCAAGGAACGGATCAAGCACGATGCAGTTGCTCATGCAGGAGTTCTGGATCGGGTATGCCATAAGCGCCACAGGCTTCATGGTCGGATGGTCCTTGCTTGCCTTCGGACGGTCATATTCCCAGATGGTGGTCTGCTTCCTGTCGGAATACCACTGGTGCTTCCCGCCCTTCTTCCATCCGAACAGACACGGTTCATGCTGCCACTGATACGGGCTTCTTCCAAGAACCAGTGCATTCTTCTTCCAGATGCAGCACCCGGAAAGATAAAATCCGGCATCCTTGAATGCCTTTCTGAAATTCAGCCCCTCCGTATCCGCATGGAATACATAAATGGAAGCATCCTGTTCCATTGACTGTTCCATATTTACAAATGCAGCAAACAGGAACTTATAGAAATCCTCATCCGGCATGTTGTCATTTTTGATCTTGCCGGCCGTTTCCTCAACATTTACATTGTATGGCGGATCAGTCAGGACAAGATTTGCTTTCCGTCCATCCATCAGCCTTTCATATGTTTCCGGCAGAATGGAATCACCGCAGATGACACGGTGCTTTCCAAGTAGCCATACATCCCCTGTCTTTGCCACGGTCGGCTTTGCAAGCTCCGCTTCCACATCGAAGTCATCTTCCGTGATCTTCTTATCATGCACGGAATTAAAAAGCTGTTCGATCTCTGGCGGTTCAAAGCCCGTGATGCCGACATCAAACGCTGAATCCTCAAGGTCTTTGATGAGATCTGCCAGAAGTTCCTTATTCCACTCACCCGTAATTTTATTAAGGGCAACATTGAGTGCCTTTTCCTTGGTCTTGTCAATATCGACCACGATACACTCCACTTCCGTGTACCCGAGGTCTGCAAGGACCGTGGCTCTCTGGTGTCCTCCGATAATGGTCATGTCTGAGTTGATAATGATCGGCTCGACATAACCAAACTCTTTAATGGAGTTCTTGATTTTTTCATATTCCTTATCACCCGGTTTTAACTTCTTCCTCGGATTATAGGAAGCCGGGATAAGGTCTGCTATTTTATAACTCTGAAACTGCATCTTCCATATCCTCCTCTGCTAAAAATCTGTGCCGGAAATAACATTCACGGCCGCAGTATTTTCTGTTCTTGTTTCCATAGGAAATGAAAGGCTTCCCGCACTGCTCACATACAAGCGTGTAGGAAGCCTTCTCGCTTTTCTTCACTGCTTCCGGGTGTGCCTTCCACCATTCCCTTCTGCATTTTTCACAGCAGAACCTTCTCGGTCTGCCAGTCTTCGGCTGCGTGATCGGATTACCGCAGAAGTGGCACACCTCTTTACCGTCCACCATGAGTTTCATATTTTTTGAAACCACCGTGGCGTATCCGGCAAGGTTATGTCTCTTGCAGTAATTCCTTACGATGTCACGGGACAGTCCGATTGCCATTCCGATGGCTTTATATCCCATCCCCTTCATCCGCATCTCATTGATCTGCTTTGCCTGTGCGTCCGTCATCCTTTCCACTCTCCTTCCGGCACACAAAAAAAGACCGGAAAAACAATGTTTTTACACTGTTTTCCAGCCTTAAATAATGCTTTTTTCCTGATTTTCCGGCAAAAAGAAATACCCCTTTTTGCCGTGTTTTAAGTACATTCTGCGAAAATTACCATATCCGTTTTATATCCCCCCTGTTTAATTCTGCGAAAATTCACGCAAAGGGGGCCATCGGTCTTCAGCAGCTCGTTCCGTAGAGATTTTGATACCCCCACGGTCTGCCGTCAGAACCGATACTCCGGATTGTTATCTTCGTTCCATGTCTTTTTATCATGACAGGGCTTGCAAAGGCTCTGCCAGTTCTTCTCGTCCCAGAACAGGACGGGATCACCACGGTGCGGTCTGATATGATCGACCACGGTTGCTGTCACTGCATGACCTTCCTTTAAGCACTGAACACACAAAGGATGTGCCTTCAGATATCTTACCCTTGCCTTCTGCCACTGCCTGTTGTAACCACGCTTGCTGCTGCTCGCCCTGTCACCACGGTGCAGTGCTTCATGCTCCTCGCAGTACAGTCCATCTGTCAGCTTCGGACATCCGGGGTGTCTGCACGGCTTCTTTGGTTTCATCGGCATCCGCCATTCCTCCCTTCTATGTACACGGGCGGTGTGAAAGGATTGGAAAGACACCGCCTCCGAGCATAAAGAAAAGGAGCATTTCTGCTCCCTTCCATTTTTGCCATCTTAATCATAGCACCTGTAAAATAAAAAGTCAGTACACCATTAATACACCTTTAGTGCACCTCTAGTACACCCATTCGTTTTTAGTCACTTGGCAGATGCCATCCGTGCTCACTCTTTACAGGATATCCATATGGTTTGCCGGCCCACTTCTTTTTACCAATAGCATTATCTAGCTTTGGCAGGAGATCCCACATATGACTTCTGGTCTCCAAACTAAGCTCCTGATTCAGATAAGCCTTTTGAACAGAATCCCTTACCTCCTCAAGTTCTTTTAAATCAGCTTTTTCAAGCCATTTAGCCGATAGCGGTTTTCCTTTTTCAATTTCATCTTTTAAAGACATCCATAATTTTGTAAGACTGTCTTTATTCTTAAGTCCAAACACCATTGCAATAAGGGCAGCTCCGCTAACTCCAATTAAAGCAAGCTGGTTCTTATGCTCCTTGACCCATTCGATAAATCCCTTTTTATTATCTTCTATTTCTTCCAATTCCTGTTCCTGCTGTTTTGCTTCATCCATAACCCATACTCCTCCTTTTCGCTATTCTTCCACATCAACGCAATTGCCTTTCTTATCAATCCAGAAATAGACTTCTTTCTTAGAAATTGCACGGCTTCCGCATTTTGGACACTGTCCAAGATTCTTATACTGGTTCAACGTATAAATACTTCCATAAGCAGCATTTGAAAGATTTTTCAGCTTATCGTAATCACCATAATAAAAAACATGCTGACACGAAGCACATACGCACTTTGTCTGTTTCTGCTTTTTGCATCCTGAATGCCTGGATGCTTCTTCCATGCCTTCTTTAAAATTCTGCTTTACTCTTCCAACTTCTTTCTTGAAGTCAGCATTGTACTTTTCCACTCTTTCAAGCTGGGCATCTAATCTCGGCTGTGCTTCTGGATGGATTTTAACATATTTTTTCAAAACACCTGTATTGCTGTTAAATCCGGCACTCATAAAATTCTTGATTCCTAATTCAGCAGCACACTCCCTGCATATATATCTCGGACCGACTTTTGCCGACAGTTCAAAATAATCTTTTTTATTGTCTGATTCCCTACCACAGGTAACACATTGTCTTAACATTGTCCTGCCTCCTTGCTTTGATTCATAACAGTATTTTACCATAAGGCAAACAAAAAAGACAGCCGTCTGACTGCCTTAATTGTACTCTGCATATGCACCTATCTGTATCTGGAGTGCCACTGTGATCTGTTCCATGACCATGTCATCCAGCACTTCCCCGATCCTTTCTCCTAGCCTTGTTTTATCAAGAGTCTCCACCTGTTCTGCCAGTGCCATGCTCGGCTTGTTCAGACCGCTGCCTTTGGGAATCTGCACATGGGTCGGAAGATACTTTTTCTTCCACACCCTTGCAGAAAGCGGAACGACCGTAACAACAGGGGAATGCTTATTTGCCTTATTGTTGCTTACCACCAGTGCCGGACGGACACCGCCTTGCTTGCTTCCATCTTTTTCTCCAAAATCCACATAATAAATATCTCCACGCTTACACATAAAAACCTCCTATCCGAGGACAAAGGCTTCCACCTGTCTGTCCCTCAGTTCATACTGTTTATCCAGTTCCTTCAATGCTGCTTTTCTGTATTTTGCTATCATCGTATGGCTCACATGGTATCTTTCCATCATGATGTCCCATGTCATGTCCTCATCCAGAAGATCCGTGATAATGCTTCTATGTCTTTCATCCAGTCCGTTCACTGCATGCTCGAAAAAATCCAGTTCTTCCTTCAGGAACTTATATCTGTGAAAAAGGAAACCGTACCACTCGTCATTCTCCCTTTCCATTGCAGCCTTATACTTGACTGCTATGTTTGCTGTTTTATCGGAAAGAGTGCTGGTCTGCACCCTTTCCCCTTCCTGGTGGGAGTAAAGCATGGAATCGATCATGTCCTGTTCGCTCACTCCCTGAAACTGACGGAGCTGGAACTCAGTCACGGTCAGTTCCTTTTTCATATTCTTATATTCCTTCATCATTACTTCTGCCGTCATCCGTCATACCTCCAATCCTTGCCTTTACTGCTTCTATCATTGCATTCTGTGTAGTATCCTTTTTTTCGATTGCCCGGAGGATATCTTCATCGACCGTGCCTTCTGTCACCAGATGCTCTATGATGACCATGTGTTTCTGCCCCTGTCTGTAAAGTCTGGCATTTAACTGCTGATACAGTTCAAGGGACCATGTAAGCGAGAACCATACAATGGTTGAACCGCCTTCCTGAAGATTCAGTCCGTGTCCTGCCGATGCCGGATGGATCAGCGCCACCGGGATCTTTCCTTCATTCCAGTCCTCGATATCCTTCTTTGTATTGATATCCCTTGCCTTAAACCGTTTTAATATCCGCTCCCTGTCATGCTTGAACCAGTATGCAACCAGAAGCGGTTTCCCATTTGCCGATTCGATCAGGTCTTCCAGTGCATCCAGTTTTCTGTCATGGATATTTCGGACATTGCCGGATTCATCATAGACCGCACCGTTTGCCATCTGCTGGAGCTTGTTGCTTAAGGCTGCTGCATTTACCGCATCGATGTCCTGTCCTTCCCCGTATTCAAGGATCATTTCATCTGCCATCCTGTCATAAAGTGCCTGTTCGGATTCCGACATGGATACGGTCACACGGTTGCTTACACATTCCGGCATATCAAGATAATCCACGGCTTTCATGGAAATGCTGATATCGGAGATCAGTTCATATATTTTTTCTTCTGCTCCTTCCCTCGGCTTATAGGAAAAGATGAGCTCACGATTCCGCTTATCCGGAAGGAAGAACCTGTCACGGTATCCTCCGATGTATCTTCCAAGCCTCTGCCCCATATCAAGGATCCCTATCTCTGCCCATAAGTCCATGAGGTTTCCCGGTGTTCCCGTAAGCCCGACCACACGTTTTGCCATCGGCCTTACTTTTTTCAGGTCTTTGAATCTCTGTGCCTTCGGGGACTTGAAGCTCGACAGCTCATCGATCACGACCATGTCAAAATCAAAAAATATGTTTTTTGTCATCCAGGAAACATTGTCCCTTCCGATGATCGTCACATCGGCTCCTGACTGAAGTGCTTCCTTTCTCTGCCCTGCAGTTCCCATTGCCACGGCAAATGTCATGCCGTAAAGATGCTCCCACTTTTTTATCTCTGCCGGCCATGTGGTCTCTGCCACACGCTTCGGTGCGATCACCAGGATCCGCCTTACTTCAAAATAGTCAAACAGCAGAAGCCACAGTGCCGTAAGCGTGATGACCGTTTTGCCAAGCCCCATGTCAAGGATCAGGCAGCTCACGGGATGTCCGATTATAAAATCTGTTGCATACTGCTGATAATCATGTGCTTTGTATTTCATCAAGGATACCTCCGATCTGTTCGATATTATCAACTACATAAACGGGAAAGCCCAACCTCTCAAGCATCCTCTTTCTCTTCAGCTGAAGCGGTCTCGGCTTCTTACCCGGTGCTTTCAGTTCCACAAATGCCATTTTCCCGTCCGGCATCAGGACGATGCGGTCAGGCACTCCATTCATACCGGGTGATACGAACTTTAACGCCATGCCTTTCCGCTTTTTAGCTTCTTCCCTCAAATGTCTCTCTACTGTACTTTCTAGCAAAACCAGATACCTCCTTTGCCGATTGCGGTTGCCATATGCCTTTAACTCCTATACGCGCATATATACATGAATTGCTCTTTTTATCTTTATTTTTTATACTCAACTGGATTTAATGGGAAACTGGGAAACTAAGAACCGCAACCCCTTATTTTCCAAGGTGTCAGCACGGTTTCCGACTACCGTTGCCTATCTGCATCTGGGAAACCTCGGAAACCGCCTAACGGGTTTCCTCTGGTTTCTCATCCATCCGCACAAAAGTCTTCTGCACTCCGTAAAGGGGGACTTTGGTCTTGCCCGTGGTATTGGAATCATACTTCTTCCATCCCCCGATCTTGTTTAAGATACCCTCGATTTCATAGGAATCCGCCTTCTTTAAGTTCTGGCGCTCCTTGCCGAAGCACTCCACCCAGATCTCCATGATGCACACACGCTCACGCATGACCGTTCCCTTGACACCGGCCGTTTCGAACTCTCCTCCACCAAGGAATGCCCTTCTCTGGTAGATATCCATTGATGACCAGTTGTCCGGCAGCAGTCTGTCAAGGTAGTCCTGCACGATTCCCTCACGGTCATCCGACTCCATTGCCTCCTGCTGCATCTTGTATGCTTCCTCTGCCTCCGCACCTTTTAAGAACAGCTCCTCGCCTTCGTTATACAGATGGATTGCCTCTGCCCAGATCTGGTCGACACAGTCAAGCTCCCATGGATGGTGTTTTCCTGTCCCTGGCACATGCACGGGCCAGAATCTTCTGTTTCCTGTCACGTCACGTAAGAACCCGCCCTCGGAGTTGGTGCTTCCCACGATGATGCACTTTCTTGGATGCGACTCTACATTAACTCCGTATGCCTGACGGAACTTATCATCCTGACGGGTGACAAAGGACTTTACTACCTCGACTTCCGTCTTACGGATACCGTTCATCTCACTGATCTCAAGTATCCAGTTTCCGAGCAGCTTCTCAGCAGCTGTCTTATCCCTCATATCCGAAATGGATAAGGAATCCGAGAACCACTGCTTTCCAAGGATGGCAAAAAAGGTGGATTTTCCCATTCCCTGCGGACCGTTTAACACAAGGATGGAGTCGAACTTTACTCCCGGCTTATAGATACGTGCTACCGCAGCCACCAGTGTCTTGCGGATGACTGCCCTTGTGTATGGCGAGTCTTTCGCACCGAAATAGTCGATGAGCAGTGTATCGATACGCTCCTGTCCGTCCCAGTGAAGCGTTGCAAAATAATCCTTGATCGGATGGTAGAGCCTGTCGGATGACACCACGGCAAGCAGTGCATCCTTAAACTTGGTCGGTGACCAGATCCCGTACACCCTCTCGAAATACACCTTTGCATTCGCAAGGTCAGAATCGTTCCATCCGGGCTTTACCTGTTTCCACGGAAGCGGACCAATGACATCAATGGTATCCTTAAACTCGTTGTACACGATGTGCTTGAAGTTCTCATCGTTGCGGATGATCAGTGCGATGTTCTGCAGTGTATCCTTGATATTTCCCCTGCGGTCAAGTGCCAGCTTGTTCTGCCAGTCCTCATCCGGCTCTGTAGAAAATTCCTGTACCGCCAGCTCCTGTCTTTCCCTGGCAAGCGTGTTCTTCACTTCTTCATCTGCAGAAGCAAAGTCCTGCATGGCTTTGAAAGATGGGAGTTTTCCAGGCTCTGTCCCTTCGGCTGCCCTTGCATCCTTGTCCCCGAATTTATGAAGCCTTACCACATCAAACGCATTCATCAGCTTTCCGCAGCATGGATCTGTAGCATGGTGGCTGTATACGAACAGGTCATTATAGACCACGACTCCGGCAGCCGAGTCCGCCGGGATATAATCGTATCTTCCGGGGATTGCCCTTGAATGCCTGTACACATCCGGGATGAATTTGTCGATTGCCTGTGTCACCGTGTATGTGCGGTTGAAGGCCCCGATCAGTCCGTCCTTTGAAAGCGGGTCAGCCTGTTTTTTGATATCCCTCTGTACAACGGATGCCTGACGGTTGCTGACCGGCCACGCTGATACATCATGCCAGTCTTTATAACGGGACAGCACTTCATCGGGATCGACTTCGTTCCCTTCGATCTCCTGAAACACATATTCACCGTCACTGGAAGTGCTCGGCCAGTACATGAGTCTTGATGGTTCATAGGTGGAATCATCAAAAAGCTCGATGCCGATATCCGATGCAATCATACGGCTGACTGCCCCGTACTCATCAGGTGTCACATCCCTTGTCAGGAATATGATGATACGCAGTCTCGGCTTCTCCGGTGTATGTTTATGTGTGGAATACACTACCATCTTCATGTCAAAGAACATTTCCAGTTCATCAATGATGCCCTGTGTTCCGTAATCCATATCAAGCGTGATGGCGGATCTGGAGATTACACAGTCCTTCTTCCTGCGTCCGCCCTTCAGCTTTCCAAGGACGAATCCTCCGACATCCTTGATATTGTCCTGCTGCCCTTTCGGCATCTTCCTGTACTGCTCCATTGTTTCCGCAGTATATTTTGTCTTGGACAGACGGCTGACAAAATCTTCATATGTCATATCCGTGCAGTTAAACTTTTTGTCCATTCTTGAGTTTCCGATCGATACGAACATCCTTCTTTACCTCCTTCTTTTTACGCTTTTCCTGTTTCATAACCCGTCCGATTGCAATACCTGCGGTCGGATCCGGATACCCTTCCCTGTTGCATCCTCCCATAAGTTCCTCCTAATCTTTCTTGTAAAACGGACTTTCAAATCCGGCAGCCTTAAGCGGAAGCCCCTCACACCAGTCAGGGCATACCGCCATAATCTCATTGACTTCTTCCACCGAGGATGTTCCCTCCGGCACTTCAAGCACCACTTCATCATGGATGTGGCACACGATATCAAATCCCTTCTTTTCCAGACGGAGCATTGCCTCTGCCAGTACATCCCTTGCGGTTGCCTGGACGATGTTCTCGCAGAATTTTGCGCCATAAGATTCGATCCTCGTCCACTTGCGGTTCGTGCCGATTCCTTCATAGCTAACACTTTCCGAGCCGAAGCGGTTCACGGTCATCCTTGGTCTTACATAGGACAGCACCCTTCCGGACGGCAGTGCGATCTTTAACATCCCGGACTGGTAATATACCATCACCATTCCGACCTTTGTCATCTTCCTCTCTTTCACGGCTGCCTTTACCGCACCGTCAATCTCATACCAGTAATTCACGATGTGCGGATTTGCTGCCCTCCATGACTGCACCAGTCCTTTCAGTTCCTCTTCTTCCACAAAATTTAATGCTCCCATGCTGATAAGCGCACCTTCCGCACCGCCATACTGACAGGCAAGTGATGCCACCTTTCCCCTTGCACGGTACGGGCTTCCCTTTGTGATCTCTCCGATTGGGATATGGAACATCTTGGATGCCGTCTGCTCATAGATCTTTCCGGTGCCACGGAACTCCTCCATGACCCATCCCTCTCCGGCAAGGTAGCCCATGACCCTTGCCTCGATCGCTGAAAAATCGCTGACGATGAATCTGCATCCGGGTCTTGCCACGAATGCAGTACGGATCAGCTCCGAAAGCACATCCGGTGTGGAATCATACAAAAGCTCCACCAGGTCATATCTGCCTTCCTTTACAAGGGAGCGTGCCAGTTCCAGGTCTTCCATATGGTTCTGCGGAAGGTTGTGGATCTGCACAAGTCTGCCGGCCCATCTGCCCGTGCGGTTGGCCCCGTAAAACTGTAATAATCCATGCACCCTTCCGTCAGGACATACCGAACGTTCCATTGCTTCGTACTTCTTTACGGATGTCTTTGACATGGCAAGTCTCAACTTCAACATTTCTGCCACATCTCCCTGTGTGTTCTCCACCAGTTCTTCCACGGCAGCCTTGGCAAGGGAATCCACCTCGATGCCCTTTTCATTCAGCCAGTCCTTAAGCTGCGATACGCTGTTTGGATTTTCCAGTCCTGATATCTCATATGCCTTCTTCGTTACCGTCTCCTTATACAGAAGGTCGCATGCCACAGCGTGTCCGATAAGTTCCTGATCCACCATGATGCCCCTGTCATTGATCCTCTGGTCCATGCAGTAAAGTTCCTGCTCCCTGTCCGGTATCGGGAACTTCGTTAGTTTATTCCTGATCTGTTTTTCCACATCCACGTCACGGATGCAGTATGTCTTGAACAGTTCCCATTTCTCCGGTGCATCGGACGGAAGATTCCTTGTCCTTCCACCATTTGCCTTGGTAGGCTTGCACGGCATACAGAAATAGCGGATGAGGTCTTTTCCCTCGGACATCTTTTTCTTATCAAGGTTCAAGGCTTCCCCCACTCCTTCCAGTGACAGCGGAAGTGACAGCATGGATGCCTGTACAAGCGTGCATCTCCATCCTTCCGGTTTTAAGGAAAGACCGAAGAATCGGTTGATACAGTTCCGCTCGAATGCTGCATTATAAGCGGTCTTTATTACAGAATCATCCGTAAGATATTCCATGATCTTATCCGGTATCTTCTCCCCGGATGCCAGGTCAATGATCCGTGTCGGTTCGTCATTCAGACTGTATGCAAACAAAAGGATCTCGAACTGCTCCGATGCTGCATACCTGTGTACCCCGCAGTCCGGTAGTGACACATCTGAGTATGTTTCAATATCAATTGCAAGTGTGTCCATGTTTCTGTCCCTCCGCTCTTTTCTTTATTCTGCTGATCCCCGTTCTTGCTGCTTCCACATTGCCGGACTTCATCTGTCCTTTGATGGTGCGGTATGTGTTATACGGGATATATTTTTTTATGCTGTTAAGCTCCTTCATCAGTTCTTCCATGAAAGTACATCTCCTTTATGTATCCGGGCGGTGTATGCCACCGCCCTTCCTATGCTCTGCTGCTTTGTTTCTATGCGAGGAAATCGTCCTCCGCATCCACTGCCTCGAATTCATCCTTCGCATTGGCTCTGGAACCGAGAGGCTCTCCGTCCCTTAACTTCTGTACATTTCCAAGTCCGGCAGCAATGCCCTTGTTGCCGTTGCTGTTGTAAGCGTAAAATGTAATGGATACCCTTCCGTAGCAGCCGGAATATACCTCGCTCTGGTCAAGGATCGGCTGTACCTGTCTGTCCACGATCTGAGGTGCCTGTTTACTGTTGGCATTCAGGAACATTCCGTTCTGGTACGCCTCGTCTTCAGGTCTGTCGATGTCACCGTCTCTGAGCGGTGTCTTCAGGTTTGCCGGGATCTTGCCGCCCCACTTGCCTTTTCCTTCATCCTTTGCTACCTCGATAGCCTTCTTGATCTTGGCAATGGTCTCCTTATCATTCTTATCAATGATGCAGGAGACGGAGTACTTTGGTTCGCTTCCGTTGATGGAATCCGGCTCCCACAGGTGTGCATAGCTGAGTCTGCAAGGTACGATCACTTTGGTTAAATTTGCTGTTGTCATAGATTATTCCTCCTTAAAATCCGCTTCTGCGGTTGCTGTTTTAACTGCTTCTCTTTTATCTGAATCCGGCACCAGTGTGACCTTGCCGTCAGGCTTGTACACCAGTGAACCTAGGATCTCATTAAATTTCTTTTTGCCCATCAGCCTTTCCATCTCGGTAATGCCGATCAGGCTCTTTTTGAAGATATCCGTGTATCCGGCTTTTTGTGCTGCCTCTGCCACATCCTCTTCATCCGTATATTTACGGTTGCTTCTTCCCAGGACCAGCTTATAGCCCGGCCATTCTTTATGGTTAACTACTGCTTCATTCTGAGCATAGGTGTAAACCTCTTCTGCCCATTTCTTTAATGCATCTGCCTTGGAAAGGACTTCTGCAATCTCCTCGTCCGACATAAGGGCCGGCTCGGCAAATTCCATCTGGGCAAGTTTTAAATATTCCTCTGCCCTTGCACGGCACGTAAATCTTGCCTTGCAGAATCGGCAGTGGTCTCCGGCTTTAAACTCTCCCTCGCCTGAAAGAGCCTTTGCTGCTCCCGGTTCAAGGACGTCCTTTCCCCATGCAAGCAGCTCCCCGGCTGATATCTCCCAGGTGGAAAAATGTTCGATCCTCGGCTGGACGATGGTAAGCTCCACCGTGTCGATTTCATATAAGAAACCAAGCATGTCCAACACTCCCAGTCCGTAGATCATAAGCTGGACATTCTGCTCTGCATCGACCACCACACCCTTGCCGAGCTTCAGATCGATAATATGGATCTTATGGGAATCGACCACCACCATATCTGCAGTCCCGAAGCATCCTTTGATCCTGTGTGCCAGACTGACCTTCAGTTCCACTCCGATGAATGGTTCATCACAGTCCTTCCTTGCCTGTTCGATCTGGGTGATGTTATATTCAACGTAATCATCCACGGCTTCGAGCAGTTCATCCGAATAATAATCAGATACAGGTCTTTTAGTCCTTTTCTTCAGATACTTATTGATGAGGTACTCCGCCATCGCATGCCCGGCACTCCCTTCTGCTGCGAAGGGAGATTCTTCGTCTGGAAACTGCTCCTCCAACAGTAACGATGGAGGGCATTCCAGACGTCTTTTACCGGACGATGGGGAGAACCTTGCATGTCCGCCCATTAGAGCACCTGCGCTTTCTCATACAGTTCCGGCAGTTTCTCATCAGGAACATCTGACAGCTTCTGGAATCCGAACTGCTCGATCAGGTTCTTTACCTCCGAGGTCTTTCCTGATCTGGACTTGTCCGCAAGGAAAGCACGGACCATCTTTCTGTCCACTGTTTTCTCCTTCTGGGCGGCCTCATCCTTCGGTGTATCTTCCACAGGAGTTTCCTTCTTTTCTGCCTTCTTCACAGTCTTCTCCTCTTTCTTTGGTGTATCCTTCTGTGCTGCAACCATCTTTCTGATTCCTGCAGCAATCTGTTCGTAGCCCTCGGCCACTAATAACAATGCCTCACTCATGGCGTTTTCTCCTTTCAAATACGTGCCAGCTTCACATCACCTGTATACACATCGATTTTGTTTACGCTGGACTTATACTTTCCCCAGTCCATCAGAATATGGAACGGGTACTCCTTTACTACGGTTGCTTTCTTCTTTTTCTTTTCGGCAGTGACCATAAGGCGGTCACCCGGATACAGTCCGTAACGGACATTGACTGCTGACATGGCGGACCTCCTACTTCAACACCTTCAGATTTCTGATGATGCCCTTGTATCTGGCATCCGCACGTTCATCCACAGGAATGGTTCTGACATTCACGGGATTGAAATCTGTATCATAAAGCCTTACAGGCTTCCTTGTTTCTTTTGCATGGTCGAGTTCAAACTTCATGCCTTCCGTGATGTCGAAACCGAACACATACACCTCATCGCACATATCCATGAGTTCAAGACCCATTGCGATGCCTGTCATTCTCTCGTTTGGGATATTGTCATCGAGGAATGATGGGAAATAGAGATGTGGTACGATTGGAACGTCACCTGACATGGCAGTGATCCTTGCGTAGCTCACTGCATTCTTTTTGTTTTCCTCGACTCTGCCCCGATAAGGGCTGCAGATAAAAATTTTCTTTTTCATAATAAAATCATCCTTTCACATTCGGCTCTCATGGCCGTGGGTACTCGTCAATAATGTACTTGGATGGCAGATCGTCATCCGCCTGTCCTAGACTGCAGGACTATACTTGTTAGAGCCGTATTCACGGAGCATCTGGTCAAGCACTTTTTTCTGTTCATCATCAGCCTTGTCCATCAACTGTTCCAAAACCGAAATCTGATCCTGTGAAAAAATATTTTTATGTGGATGATACCAGTCAGCGATACGGACACCGCCTCCGTTACCTCTAGTAGTTTCAAGAGGATACTCAGCTGTAAGCACAAGAATGTCATTTCGGATAGTTCTATCCGTAACATCAAGCTCAGCAGCTAAAACCTGCATATTCTCTTGTCTTCGTGCGACCATGATTCGCATGATCTCAGCTCTTCGCTCATTTGCACTCACAGCTTTTCACCTCCCTTCGTCCTTGTCTGATAGAAATATAAAATCCAAATAGGAAGACTAATTTCCTATTCGATTTTTTTCTTGAAATTTTTTCCTATTACCTTCTTCTCTTTATTCGCTTTTTTATTTTGAAAAAAATCGTGTTTTGAATTTTTCAAACGGAGAATATATAAGGTTAGGTATTTTTATCTCCAATGCTGAACTGAATCTCATCGGTCAGAAGAACATCCATACTACCCAAATGCGTATCGTAATCAGGTATCTATATACTTGTTCTCCCTTTTGTTCCTGAAAATCTTTAATTCTTTGTTCACTGCAATGGAGAAAATTATCTGTGTAATTAACCTAATCCGTCAGCTTTCCATTTTTTTGAAACAAAAAAGCCAACAGTCTGTCACATAAACAGGCTGTTGGCTAAAAATAGCTGACTTTAAGAAAGCCACTAGAATCCCTGATTTTTTACAGCATTCTACTAACATCCCTGTTTCGTAGGCTACTGTAATATCAGCACATCCTAGTGGCTGTCTTTACAAGCTAGTCCGATTATTAAGTTTACTGTTCTGCCCATCATAAAACACAGGCATTTTCTGCTTTTCCTATCTGAATCGGAATATCCTCTTTCGTAACTGTACATTTATGAAGCACCACAACATTCCCTGATACTTCCGCCTCTGTTTTGCATACAAAACATTTTTTGTTGTATGGGCATTCCTTGGTGCATCTATGTATTACTCCATCTGCCATGTGTTCTCACCTTCTTTCCATAATCTGACATTTTTCTTTTTATCATATGTGCTGTGTCGAAAAGTTATAACAAAAAGTATTCATATTTTTTAGATTTCTTCATATCTTATTCTGAAACCTATATTATTGTGTTATACTGATTAACCCTGTAATATATTCCATGAAGTAATATAATATTTATATTTTCTTTGTGTTCATTTGTTCGCTAATTTGCTAACACCTAGGGTAAAAAAATATGCGGATCATTCTGTAATCCGCATACTTCAACCTTCTGCTAGTAATTACAAGCCAAATCAAAAGAAATCATGTTAAGGATATCTGTACTCAGTTGTGCCTCCTGTGGAATATATCCAAGCTGTTTCAGTCTGTATCCTGCTGCTTCAAATGAGACATTAAATACGGAAGCCACTTCTTCAGCCAGTGCATAATGACAAAAAATCTGATGTAGTCCGGGCCGCTTAAAATTTTCAGCTACCATCCGCACCATTGAAACAGGCATCAGAACTGCAGATGATAACGCATTCGCCTGCCACTCCATCCAGTCCCTGTCTGTCCAGCTTTTCGATGTCCGGCAGTCCATCTTCTTTGTGTCCACACGGCACTGAACCATTGGTGCCGGAGTTTCTCCCATCAGGTCAAACAGTGTTATCTGGTCAGGATCATAGGCAAAATATTCTTTATGTAAAAACTCATGCCCTGCCTCGTGTCCCATCGTAAAACGATATCTGTGTTCCTGATTTTCTTCCAAGAGCATCTTATCGATTATCACGGTATGTGCTTTTGCGCTGATATAATCTGCACAGTTATTCTGCGGATCATACACGGGTACTTTGTCCGTGTCATTGAACACCGTCATCCCAAGATAAACACCGCAGTGCGACAGGTACTGAAAATCCTGATCCATTCCCAGATAATCCTGTGCCAACAAATCGATATCTATTTCCTGTGGAGATTTTAATGCTTCCGGCATAAAATCCCCGACAATATTCTGTCCGATAACATCAATCTCTTTTCTGCTTAACACTGGTGCCCCAGATCTCTTTCTTTTAATTTCAGGTCTATACATATATAGGTTCTTACCCCTTTCGCTTTCTCAGTTCCTCGACAAACTGGTTCCATTCTTCTTCTCCTGCATCCAAGTCCCTTGCTGTCCTCAAAGCTGCACTGACATAGTCCCGTTCCATAATATATTCTGGAAGGTCTGGTGCTACGGCATTTCTCTTCTTTCCAGCAAGGTCAAGCATCTGTGCGTTTTCTTCTTTTGACAAATTCAGTATCTGTGCGAGTTGTGTAAGTTTTTCCATATCGAAGGGGTTGCGTCTGTCTTTTTCTACATCAGTTAAAAACGGTGCGGATACACCTAACATATCAGCCATTTTTCTCAGTGTGATTTTCTTTTCAACTCTCTTCTTGCTTATAAATTCTCCAAAATTCGCATACATCATAATTTTCACCTTTTCTTTGTTTTCACTTTTCTTTTCGTTTTCGCTTTGTTTTTCGCTTTTTTACTTTTTCGCATTTTCACTTTTTATATCGGTGTTCATTCATTAGCACGCTTGCTTGTTCGCTAACTTGCTAACTAAAGTATATAAAATTTGAAGGGGATTGTCAATCATATTTTTTTGCAAAATTATCCCCTTCCATTTACTTTAGTGTATGTAGTCATATGGAGAACGATATCCCGTCCTTTTTTCTATCTTTTTATGTATGGAAGAATCCGCATCTTCATAGCTTGCAAAAAGCCTGTTGCTTCTCACTTGGATGCCGCCTCTTGTGCCAAACCGGATTATATAAAAATCTCCGTTCCGCTTAACTATAGTCACTTCACGGATGATCCGGTTGCTCTCGACAATATAAGCTGTCGAACCGATTTCAAATGTCATGTAACCATCGCCTCCTAATACTGTGGTCAGTCAAGGGAAAGTGAACCAACCTGATAGTGTTACTCTGCGATATGTATCCTAACGTAGCGATGATTTTATTATAAGAACACTTGTTCGATTTGTCAAGTTGTAAATCGTCTTCCAAAGATACTGCAGACAAATTTCTCCAATATGGAATCAAACGTACCTCCGGCAACATCACCATTTATTATTTCTTTCCGCTTATCAGCATAAGTTATCTGAAGGTTAAAACTACAACCGTCGCACACCTGTCCTTCAACAACATTCTTCTCCCATAATGGAGCTCCTATGATTTTCTGCAGACTGCATACAAGTCTGTATACCTTCTTTTCAGATACCTTCTCTTCCATCTTAAACTGATATTTACGATTCTGTCCTTGGTATGTATATTCTTTACACCTTCCATCAGGATATATTTCATATACCCACGACTGTTGGAAATCTATCGTGCACGGACCATTCTCCACAACCTTATAGCGTATTTTTGTAATCTGAGTAGCTGGGAGCAGTTCCTTTGACCATCGGTATCCACAGTCAAGGCAACCATAATCCTCGTGTGGCATTCCATCTATCATCTCACATCCACCCAGGATAAGTTCTCCCCGCTCTTCAGCTTCAAAAGCTTCATGGGACGGATAACCATATAATATTGGTGCAGTCCTATCTGATCTGCATTTTGGACAAATAACCATACTGCTGTCACCTTCTGCTTACAAAATACTAATTTTCATTCATTATTTCACAGTTTTCAATTTCCTTTAAAGTGCGACCATTTTCATCTTTCCATCGAGTCAATCCATTATCACTTTTACCAACAACAAACATCGCAGCACCTGATGGACTTGAAAAAAGCATATCATCCTGCAATATACCATCTACAATATTACTGGTACGTCTTTGCTCTTTTATTGTGTCAGGAACAGTGCTATCATCTACTGGAGATATTTGGCTTCCTTTTAGTACAATAAATCCTTCAGATGTGATAGTTCCCTGTGCCTCAATTTTTCCTATATTTTTTATGACACGCTCCAGATATAGTTTTAAATCTTCTTTTTTCTCCGTTTCACCAACTGCATCTTCTTTTGGAATAGCATTAGTATATGCATCCAATACCTTATAGCCAAGTGCATTAATTAGTACTTTTACATTATCAACAAATTCTTCCATACTTGCAACTTGGGATTCTTTTAGCACAGTATTTTTATATGTGTTTTTTGTGAGAACCTCATATCTATTACACTTTCTTGCAATTTCAACAAAGCGATTTTCAAGATACCTAATCAACGCTTTATTAAGGTCTCTTCCAATAAATATAACAGCTGTATTCCAGTAATATTTTTCTTTCTCTGCCTGTGCATCCCTTAAATGCTGAACCAATCGTTCCTTTACGTTTTCTGCTTCTCCTATATATACAGAATCTTTCCCGTTATCTTCTTTGCAGAACAAAAAATATACTCCAGCTTGCTTTATATCGTCTCTATTACATGCAGATACCTCAATCCGTGGAATTTTGATAGCTTTACCATTCCAGTTTGACAATTCTGCCGTTATTAAGCTATCTGCAGTGCCATTGACCAGAAATAGTTCTATTGATTTACCATATGCCATATCTTAAGCCCTCCGTAATTTTTAATTAGTAAAGGTAGATGAACCACCAATACCAAAATACTTTTCAAAGAAAGTCTTCAGCTTGTCAATGACACCCTGTTTCTTCTTGGCTCTGCCACCACCGCCAAAGCGTGAAATTGGCGGCATAAGTTTATCTATATCCGTTCCGGCTGTTTTGATCTCTCCGTCACGGAACGCATTCTCCATGAACTTCCGTGTATCTTCCGGCTTCAACTTTTCTTCCGTGATAATCGCATTAAGGTCATGGTCTCGCTGTTCCACCACATACTCATGCCATTCATTCATGACATCATCCACATCATTGATTCCTGCAATAAAGGTTTCAATGAGCTGCTTCTTACTACGCAGTTCCGGACTGGCATCAATCGCCTTATTAATGGTAATCAGGACTTCCTTATCTTCGCAATGAGTATCATGATACTTCTTTACAAGCATGAGAATATAATCAATGTTAATTTCTATCTGCCGGATCAGCTCAATCTCAAATACTACATCATCCGTAATATCCGCGCTTTCCTGACGCTTGCGTTTCCACTCATCACGCAAGTCCTGATAGCGTCCAAGGTAATCCTGTAAATCACGTTCGGAAATCAGCTCTTTCCCCTTGAAATCATCAAAGGAAAGCAACAGATTTCTCATACGGAGAATTGCACCAAACAATGCAATAAAATCCTTCTGGTTCTGTTCTCCGACAATCTGTGGCTCTGACAAAGGAAACTTATTATTCAAATCCTCCATCATGTCCACATACCCCGGCATTGGCTTACCATCCACAGATTCATATCCGTAATAATAATCCTTAAAGCTCTGTAACAGAACAATGCCTCCGGCATTCTTGTCTCCGAACAGGGAAATGGCGCTATCCACTCGCTTTTGCAGATTTCGGAAACATACAATATTTCCAAAAGTCTTGATGGAATTCAGAATACGGTTGGTACGAGAAAATGCCTGTATAAGCCCGTGCATTTTCAGATTCTTGTCTACCCACAACGTATTCATGGTTGTGGCATCAAAACCCGTCAGGAACATATTTACTACGATCAAAATATCCAGTTCCTTGTTCTTCATGCGAAGCGACACATCTTTATAGTAATTTTGGAATTTATCACTTGAGGTATCATAATTCGTATGGAACATTTCATTATAATCCTTGATGGCTTCTTCCAGAAATTCTCTGGACGGCTGATCGAGTGCAGAGGTATCCTCTGAATTTTCTTCATCCAGAATACCATCCGATTCTTCCTCATTTGCACCATAACTGAAAATGGTTGCGACACGCAATTTCTTGGTCGGGTCTGCTGCCATCTGCTTTTTAAATTCCTGATAATATAGTTTTGCCATCGGAACACTCGATACTGCAAAAATAGAATTAAAACCGCTGATACGCTGTTTTTGCTTAATCTCCTCTACCTCATCCCGTTTTGCAGAAGCCACCTCGGCGATATTAGTCAGTGTATTATATATGTATGTTTTATCCCCACGATAGGTCTTCTGGTCAAAATGCTCCAGTATATACTGTGTCACAATTTGAATTCGTTCAGGAGCCATCATAACCTTTTCACGGTTGATGTCCCAGACCATCTCGTCTGTGATTTCTTCTTCCACATCCATCGTTTTAATATAATCCACCCGGAATGGGAGAACATTTTTATCATTAATAGCATCCACAATCGTGTAGCTGTGGAGCTGGTCTCCAAAGGTCTGACCTGTAGTAAAGAATTCTGGATTTTTTGCTCTGCCGGAATTAACAGAGAAAATCGGTGTTCCTGTAAATCCAAACAGATGATATTTTTTGAAATTCTTCACAATCGCAGTGTGCATATCCCCGAACTGACTACGGTGGCACTCATCAAAAATAATAACGATATGTTTCGTATACACTTCATGGCCCGGATTCTTCTTTATAAAGGTAGCCAGTTTCTGAATGGTAGTAATAATGATGTGTGCGTCCAGGTCTTCCAACTGCCTTTTTAATATAGTAGTCGAAGTATTGCTGTTAGCTGCCCCTTTTTCAAAACGGTCATATTCTTTCATGGTCTGGTAGTCCAGATCCTTACGGTCAACCACAAACAGCACCTTATCAATATAAGGCAGCTTCGATGCCAGTCTTGCCGTCTTGAACGAAGTCAACGTCTTGCCGGAACCTGTGGTATGCCAGATGTAACCACCACCCTCGACACTGCCGTACTTCTTATAATTATTGGCAATTTCGATACGATTGAGAATTCGCTCCGTAGCCGTAATCTGGTACGGCCGCATGACCATCAGCATATCCTCAGATGTAAAAATACAGTACTTCGTAAGGATATTCAGAATCGTATGCTTTGCGAAAAAAGTCTTTGTAAAATCAATCAGATCTGGAATCACACGGTTATTGGCATCTGCCCAGAAGCAGGTAAACTCAAAACTGTTACTGGTCTTGGTTTTACTTGCTCCCCGTTTCTCATGCTCCTTTTCCGCATTCCGTCTGGTGCTGTTAGAATAATACTTTGTATTTGTACCATTGGAAATGACAAAAATCTGAATGTACTCATACAGTCCGCATCCTGCCCAGAAAGAATCCCTCTGGTAACGGTTAATCTGATTGAACGCCTCACGGATGGCTACACCTCTGCGTTTCAGTTCAATATGCACAAGAGGCAGACCGTTTACCAATACTGTAACATCATAGCGGTTGTCATGCTTTGCACCATTTTCCGTGCCAATCACATACTGATTGATGACCTGCAGCCTGTTGTTATGGATGTTCTTTTTATCTATGAGTGTAATATTCTTGGAAGAACCATCATCACGAGTCAGGACTTGAACATTATCCTCCTGCATCTTCCTGGTCTTTTCCACGATATGCTCATTTGGATTGGCAACAGCATTTTTGAAAAAGTCATCCCACTCTGTGTCTGAAAACTGATAGTTATTCAGTTCCTCTAATTTCTTACGTAGATTGGCAATCAGGTCTTTCTCCGTGTGAATAGGCAGATATTCATATCCCTGTTCACAGAGCAGACGGATAAACTCCTGCTCCAGTGCTGCTTCGCTCTGGTAACTGTCAGAACGCTTCTTGACTGGCTCATATTCTGTGACAACGGTATTCTCCGATGTCTCCGCTACAATATTAAAGTACGGCACATCCTCGCCTCCTTACTTTGGTAATTCTTTAAAGGATAATAGCTTATCCCTGTAATATTCATACTGCTTCTGGCGTGCTTCGATTTCTGCCGGAAGTCCTGCGGACAGGTCATTGCAAATACTATGAAATTTATTCAACACCTTCACAATTTCCCATTGTTTTTCTATGCTCGGAATAGCAAGCTGATACTCAGCAATCGTTTTTCCTGTTAAGGATGCTCTTGTTGTAAATGCGCAATGGCTTGTAACATACTTTCGGAAATCTTCCGTAGAAAAACAAAATGCACAATATTCCGGCAACAGATAATTTGTTTTTGGAGTTGCTTTAATGGTAAATCCATTAAATACACAATCGCCAATATCATCAAGCATTACCGATGACCAACCAACATCTTCTGCTGTCTCTGACGTTCTGGTAAAAAACACATCTCCACGGTGAACTCCCAACTTTTCAATTTCTGCAGGAGTGCATTCAACCAGTGCGGTAATATCCTCTCCGTTAAGAAATCTGTTATTATAAACATCCGTATATCGGATAAAAGGAATACCTGAACCAAAGAAATCTTTTCCTTTACTCAATCCATTACGGAAATCAAATAAACTTCCCATTGGCAGTGTAACATAACCAAACACATATTGAATGAGCTTAATTGCACTCAGCTCTGTCTGTCCGTCTGTCTGTCTGTCTGTCTGTCTGTCTGTCTGTCTGTCTGTCATGAGCGTGCTGCCTGTTTCAGCAAATGTCAAGAGCAAATCTCGATAA